ACTCATCATACGTCTCATCACTGACATCTGGGGAATAATCCATACTAAAATAATTTTCATTAATATCATTATTAGAATAGTCCCCTTCTAAAACCACTATTGATGATTTATTATCCGATGGAACTTGTACTATTAAATACAAATATTTTTCTAAATTTTTTAATCTTCTTTTATATTCATCAGAAAAATCTTCAGAACTATCCCTTGATTTTTTAACAGAAATTTTATAATGAATAGGATTATTAAAACTAGATTGAGGAACTAAAACACAACTATCATTTGTATAATCTTTATTATCCAGAGTAACTAAACAATCTTTTAATTCTTCAGTTATATATCTGTAATCAATCCCATCTTTTAATTTCAAAGGACCTAGATTATCATGTAAAAAAGATTTAACAGCTATAGTAGAATTACTATCAATTGCTATGGTATATATTTTATCGAATTTAATAGGAATGGCTATAACTTTATATGAGCTATTTCTTTCTTCTACATACCCGCATGATTTAGACTTATCTAAATAAATGTCTTCAAAAAATCTATAAGAAAAACAATTATAAAAAGGCATGAGATCTACTTTATTTAAATCTCTGTAAACTCTTAAATAATTTCCTAACTTCTCATGAGTTTCTGTATCATAATAATTATATTTAGATATGTAATTTTCAGTAAAGGATTTTTCATTTATATTAAATATATATGGAAACAATCTAGTAAATTTAGCATCTTTTGCAATACCTGTTTCAGTACATCTGACTACTCCATAATCATTTACATATGTGCAACCATTTATAACATAATCTTCATCAGAAATAGATGGGTATATAGGAATAGGAGTATTTCTTAATAAAGATTTTATAAATTTACTTTCTATAGTATCTGTAAAAAACTCTTGAAACATTTTAACCTCCTATTCTTTATACACCAAATCTTAAATAATTATTTATGGCATCATCAAATCCACTATTTTTAACTTCAACATTTACCTTATCATTTACTAAAGCTTCACAAGCTTCTGCAATAGTTACGCCACCATTTTTAGACGAACCTAAAAGTGTTTCTTTTAATTCTTCTGATAAAATACTTATATAAGTAGATTTTATATAGTTCTTTATTTCTTCTTTCATCTTATTATCAAGTCTTGATATACTGACATCAACTGGAACCTCAGATTTTTTTATATTAACATCGGTTATTTTATTTGATGAGTTCATTGAATTGGCTAATGTATATAGAGCTTGACCTAAACCAGTTGAATAATCCAGCATAACTGGAATAGCTGCTTTATCTATATATAAAGATTTATATAAATCAGTAATTGTAAAATCATCACTAGACCTTGTAAATAATGGTGTATGATTTAATAAAGTTTCTTCATACCAATTATCAAATGTATATTTTTCTCCAACACCAGTTGCAGCTAATAAAGCCATACCTATAACAGATGAAGGATCAATATCTATCATAACTGGAATTTTATCATTGAATAAGGCATTATAAATATCAGTAGAAGTGAATTCCTCATTTGACATTGTAAAAATTGGTTCATGGTCTACAAGAACTGCATTATACCAGTCATCAAATGTGTATTCAGCCTCCATATCTTTATTTGTGATATCTGCTATACTTTGTGCATCTTCTGTTGCAGCTGCTATAGAAGAATTTTTTATGTCTTCTCCACTTCCAGAACCTACATAAGTACTCCCAGAAGTAGTGGTAAAAGAACCAGCTGTTTGAGAAAACTGACCGCCTCTTTCAATAATTTGGCCTCTAGCTAAACTTTCTTCATAGCCCCAAGAATTTAAATTTAAACCGCCTAAATTTCCTAAAGAGGCTACAATACTTCCTAGCTGACCTAAAGTAGTAAGACCAACAATACCTGTTTTTAACATATTATCTAATGTAAATGAAGATAAGTCAACCATGTTACCCATAACAGATATAGCCGGTAAATGTATACCATCAGTTGCATCCTTTATTAAATCAGTTAATTCCCACATAACATATGTAAACACATCGTCAGCTATATTAGAACCTATATTATATATAGCGTTTTCAGTGACATTTTCCAACATCTTACCAAAACCCATTCTAAATGGCATTTTAACAAGTTGTTGAGTTAATTCTGTTTCCATATCAGAATAACTATAACTTTGATTATATAAAGAATTTATATCCTCATTTGTTAAAGAAGTTATAGCTTTCATGTCAGATAAAGACATCTGGTATAAATCACCATATGCAGATCTTACAACATTATTGCTAGAATCCTCTGCAATTTCTTTTAAATACTCAACCATAGATTTTAATAATTCATTTGTTTTTTGAGCATTTAAACCACCAGTTAATAAATCTGCATAATCTAATCCTCCAGATCTACTAGCTGACATTGCAAATAAAGTTTGTAATGGTGCATTACTTGCTAATGCTTGAACATTACCAGTTCCAATATAATTTAAACCTTGTGCTATTTGCCCAACCATTTTATCAGAAGCACCTAATGAATATAGAGCACCCATCCACTTTTGAACAATATACTCAAATTCAGTTGCAGCCTGTTTTGTCATCATAGCTTCTGTATCAACTAAAGCGGCTGTTACATCATCTTTTACTTTGTTTAAAAAACTAGTATCAGAAAAAGCCTGATTTAAAGTTCTAGTTAAAGCAGCTTCCATACCTAATCTAGCTTTAGTACTATCTGCTTGTTGTAATCTAATTAATCTTAATAAATTAGAATCAAAAGCATCAAATGTTGTGGCAATGTTATCCTTTATAGAAGATAGAAAAGCTCTTTGTTCAACATTATATGCAATACCTTTATCAACAGCTTCATCTAATTTTTGTAAATAATCTTTTTGTTTTACAAAAGGACTTATTGCTAATTCATTCTGTACTTTTTCTAAAAGAATATCATAATTATATTCACCAAAATACTCAGAAGCAGACCCATAAACACCAAGATTATGTGAAGCACCTTGCATTCTTGCAGATATTGGTGCCCTATGGCTATTAACATCTTCTATAGCTTGATCTACTTTATTTAAAGTTTTTTTAACCATATTAGATATAATAGTTCCTACTTGTGGCAATAAAGAATCTCCTATAGCAAAAAGATTTTCTCTTAACTCTGCACCGAAACCACCACTGGTGAAAAAACTAGCAATAGAACCTAATCTTCCCCAACCAGAAGCATTGCTAAATTGATCCTTGAATCTAGCTGTTTCGGCATCTCTTTTATTTAAATTAGCTTGTCTTCTTTGTTGACGTTGCTCTTCTCTTTTCGTTCTATTGGAAACATTTTTTAGTTGTTCATCTAACTCATCTATCTTTTTCTTAGTATCATTTAATTCATCATTAACTGCATCTAATCTTTTTTTCTGCGCTTTTGTTAAATTATCATTAAATGTTTCATAAATTTCTTTTTCTTTCTTTAATGATTCTTGATATGCATCTAACTCTTCTTTTCTATCCTTTAAAAAAGATTCTCTCCTATATCTTGATAGCCGACTTAAATAATACTTATCTATTTGTTCTTTTTTAGAAGCAGTTTCTTTTTTAAACTCAGCTTCTTTTTCATAAAGAGTTTCTAAAAGTTTATTATACTCACTTGAATTTTTTTTCATGTGCTTAGTAGATTCTTCAAATACTTTATTTAATGAATCTATTTTAGCTTTTAACAAATCATCTTGCCTTTTTAAAGCTTCATCATAAGTCTTTTTAAATTTATCTGAATTAGTAGAACTATCAAAACCATTTTGATTATCCAAGTTATTCACCTACCTGGTATAATTCTTATTTCTTAGCTTTTTTCGCTTCTTCTAAAGCTTTTTGCTGTTTTTCTAAATCTTCTGTTATAAATCCTATAATATAATCTCTTTCAAGAGGTGAAATTTCCCCTGCATCTTTATAAGATGTATTACAATACTTGGAAATCATAAATCTTCCCCTGACTAATTCTTTATATTTTTCTCCACAATATTTCTTAGAATCAGATGTCAACAGTGGGTCTAAAAAATTCAGGGGTGATACGAAAGGGACTATCATAATCTAATCCACAAAAATCGCATGTATTAGCTAAATCAGTATCTAATCCAATACTTCTATTCAATCTATCCATAGCAGCTAATAAATAATTTATATCACCCATTGGCAGTTTTTTTACAAAATCAGATTTTTTAAACATGTCTAATTTCATACCATCAACACGATCTATAACAGATTCTATGTTAAATAAAAATGCAGAATCCTTAGACGGAGATTTTCTTTTAGAAGCCATTTCTTTAGTTCTATTTGAAATATCGTCCAAAATTCTAGGAGTCTGCATTCTTAACCTTATTTTATTTTTTGAAGTGGGTAATTCTATTTCAAAATAATTATCAACTTCATCAGTATAAGAAGAAACAGACATATCATTTAAATCGATTTCACCATAATTTGTATAACCACAATGAGGACATTTAGAAGATAATTTATAACTACTTCCATAAGTAACTATACGTAATTTATGAAGTAAAAACTGAAAATCTCCTAAACACATATCATATGATGATATTCCAGGTTTATCAATTAAACAATCATCTATAATATCGGCCAAAGTTTTATAAGGTCGATCTGAAGAATTTAGTCTCTTCATTTCTTCTGCAACTGTCATCGACCGAATTTTTACATTCGGGTTAACTTCATTATCATAAATTTTACCTAAAGAAGGTAACACATAATCACCAGTTAAAGTATAATCCATATTTTTCTCCTTTAATAAATATATTTTATATAATATACATTTTTAAAGATTATAATATAGATTATTATAACAGAAATTTAACTTAAATCTATTTCCTCTTGATCATCTAATTCATTACTTCTATTACTTGCAAATCTTATGCCTTGTTTATTACCTTTTTTAAATTGAGTTGATGTTCTACCAAACTCGTTAGACTTGTCAAGAGTATCTTCACTAGAATCAAGTTCGTCGCTGTCAAACATGCTTGTTTGAACAGGTTCTTCATATTCTTTTCCATAAATAGATGGATAAATAATATCAGCATACTGCTGTTGATAATACTTTTCCATGTATTTTACATAATTTTTGATAACACTAGCAACTTTAACTAACCAACTATTATTAGATAAAACTAATAAAATATGCTTACATCCACTACCTAAACTATCATCAGGATTCCTTATCCATTTACCATTATCATTCTGTGGTTCACCACTATTAATATCATTTCTAGTAGCCCAATATGCAAAACGATACTTAAAATCAGGGCATGAACAATGGATATAAACATTGTCTTTATTAAACCCCTCTAACAAAGCTCTAGTAACTGTCCTTAAATCAAAAACACCTGTTCTAGAAACCTCTTTTCTTAAAATTTCTAAAAATCCACCAAATGATATTTTAACTATGTAATCATCTGTCTCACCTTTAACTGAAACATTAACTGTTAAAATATCTTCTTTAAACAATTTATCCATATTTATTGAATTAAATTGTTTTACTTGATTGGCTACTTTTGATTTAACTCTTCTCTTATAGCGTTGTCTGCCCTTATTACTAGTTTTTGATTTAGTTAATAAAGAATTTCTTGATGCTTCATTAAGCATATTTTCATTTAAATTTTCTAATGAAAGTCTATTGGAATCAATGTCTATTAAAGCATTTTTTAACTCATCTAAAATTCCATTGTTTCTTAATTCTTTAAATAAAAGATTTCCTTTCCCAAACTCTCCATCAACTTGTAAAGAATTAGTTCTAACCATATAAGCAGTATTTATTAAATCTTTTATTTGTTTAGAATCATTAGATTCAAGAGCATAATTTTTTCTATCATTCCACTTTGATATTAATTCATTAAAATCATAATCTTGAACTTTTATAGCTTTTGGAAATTTAATCCATTTTTTTCTATACAAAGAATAAATACCATTTGACATAGTAGATGATTTTATATCTTGGATATACATCTCTACTTTTATTCCATGGATAAAAATATCATATAATTTATTAAAGGCTGTTTTTTCTTTATTGAAATACATTTGTAACAAATCAGTTGATTTACTCATCAAATCAAAATTAACCATTAAATGAACATCTAAATCTGATTTATCAGTATAATTAAAAGAAGCATTAGATCCAACTAGTTGAACATCAGCTACTTCTAAAGTTATATCACAATAATCTATAAAATACTGAACTATTTCAAATAACTTATTTTCAACATCTTTATATAAATTATTATTTTTATCCCATATTAATGGATTTAATTCACTATGAAGTTCTACAGCCTCTAATAAACTCATGTTATATCAAACTTTCTTTAAATTTTATTAAATAGTATCACTCATATCTATCTCAGCTCTATCATACTGAATAGTAGCAGTAACAGCATGTTTTTCATTATTGTCATGGTTATATTCTGTTTCAGTTAAATTACTAATCCAGCATCCATGTAATCTCCATCTTCTAACTTCCTGATAATCTGGTGTATACTCAACTAAGTAAGCATCTTTCTTATAATCAGTTACAAGACCAACTTTTTCAGTTCTAACATTATAAGAAAGATTCTGCCAAGCCATAAGAGCTGCTTTAGTATCAGCACCAATATAGTCATTTAATTGAATAGAACCTTCTGAGAATGATGGGACACCTGCAAATTTTTGAACAGAATTACCTCTACGGACAATAATAGTTTCTTGCTGGAAGTGTGGAACGAAAGCTGAACTTACAGAAACTCTTAACACTTCCTGTGCATTATCTATTCTTGCATTAGCTTCAGTACCACCAGCACCAGCTCTTAAAATATTATCTATATCTGTTACTATAAACTCAAAGTTATTAGTTCTTTGAATTTCATAAAGATTAGGATTATCAGCTAAAACATAAGCACCATGTGAAATTTGAGATACTTGATCAAGTGTACTAGGTTTATCAACACCATTAAGTCGTATCATTTAATAATCTCCTTTGTATGTATAAATTGATTGCTTACAATCAAAAATTCCAACAAAATTATTGTTTTTCTTAAAATATCTTCATTATTAGTCTCTTTATCCAACTACACTAACGTCTTCATCAGATAATTCGATAGTAATTTCAAAGTCCTCAACAGCATAAATAGGATAAAGTTTAATTGTTGCCTTTAATTTAGCTTTCTCATTAGTAGGATTTTTAATTATCTTATAATCAGACAAACCTTGGCCAGACATTAATTGATCTAATAATGGTGTAACTCTTGCTAAGAAATTAACCCACAAAACATCACTGTTTTGTTCAAACATTAATGTCTTAGCAGCATTATAAGCAACTTTTTTGACATCACTAACCATATTACGAATATTAAGGAATGATGTAGCTGTTAAACCATCAGTACCACCCATAGAATTATTTAAATTGTTCTTCATAGTTCTATTACCCCAAATAGTTAAGCCATAGGGCTTAATATCAGTAATGGCATTTATAGAAGTTTTTCCGTTTCTTGGTTGATACTCATTTGCCAATGTATTAGAAAGTCTCTTAGTTGTGTATAAACCCCTAATATAAGGAACCTGACCTCTAGCAATACCTGCTATAGCTAACCAGTTGTTATTTATTCTTATAGACTTTGCTAAAGCCATTAAATAACCAAATGATGGAGGCATAACAACACTATCTAATTGAGGTAATCTAGTTATGCTAGAACCTGAGCCTACATTATAATTAGCTTGAGTATTATATAAAGCCCAAGGAGCAAATAAACTAGCATATTCAGCATTATCCATATTACCTAATAATTCTATAGCAGCTGAATAAACATTTTCAGGATTTATTAACTGCTCTATATATAAATTTCTATCAGAAGAAGTAGTAGAACAATCTGCTGGATCTATTAAAGCAACGCAATCACCACGTTCTGCAGCTAAGTTAGCCATATCAGTAGCAAACTGATCTACAGACTCATACGTAGTATTATTAGCATTTTTTGTAACAGAATAACTAAAAGATGGATAAACACCAGAAGTTAAATATTTTATAGAATACTCACCTTTATCTTTTATACTGTCTGGATTTGTTATTGCATTACTATAAAATGTACCTAATGTTTCAAGAACTTCACTATAAGAACTACCGTCTATTACTTGATATATAACAGCTATACCAGACATTAATAACTCTTTAGCATATACATATGATAAATCGTAATCAAAATCTAAATAATCTGTAGTAGCATCTTCTATAACATCACCAATAGTTTCAACCTCTTCTAAACCACAATCAGATAAATAAGTATCAATTTCAGCTTCAGTTAAACTTAAAGAAGGATTGTAACCCAAAACAAGTTGAGTTACACCTGATAAAGTTCCACTATATTTATTTATTCTTTTATAAACAAAATTTCTATAAATATCTCCATAAAAATTATTGTTAAAAGAATCATAATTACTTATAGCATATCTCTTTTTATAAGAAGACCCATCTTTACTATAAATTCTATATATATTTAAAATTGAAGGATATTTACCAAAATTATCTTCAAACTCACTTATTGTCTCACAATAAGTAGGATCAGAAGTTACATTACTTAAACAAGATAATCCAGGAACAAAAGCTATATCAGTTGTAGATGGCTGTAAACTTGCTTTAGTTAAATCAACTTCATTTATAACTATTCTAGGCATTAGTAATCTCCTTTAATTAACAAATTACCAAATATTTTTCTATTTATAAATAACTTTCTACTATAATTTCTCCAGTAGCTTTATCTATTATAAGCAATTCACCAACTGCAATTTCTTTATTATCCTTAATTTTAATATCCCACAAATAAGCATCTGGTATAGAAAACTGATAGGATAACCTAGTAAATTGACCTGGTGATAATCTTTCAGATGTGTTAAAAGAATTATCAACAACAGTATCACCAGGTAATATATTTGCAACATGCTCTATATTAGAATCATGATATACTATCGTAATCTCTAATTTAGGATAATTTATAATATTAAATAAAAAATTACGCATATACTCTTCTGCTTCTTGATAATATCTTGTATAAACATCTAATTGATAATGTAATACAATGGGTATTGCATTTATTAACATAGTTTTTTGAGAATTAGATTCTTTAGTTAAACCATCAAAAGATAAAGGTCTTTTTCCTCTAATGTCTAAATCAAATCCTAATGACCTTCTTAAAGATACCAGAGGAAACTGTATATTTGAATCATTTGATTTATCACTTAATACTTGAAATAATCTCCTAGATTCATCAGGACCAACTATAGTAACTTTAGTGTTATTTGTCCATCTTTTAAATTTGTTTAATAAAGCAGTATCATAAATATATGCACTCATTCATAATCCTCTGATTCATCATTTAATAAATTAAAACTACTATGTTTAAAATCATATTCGTCAGGTGAGAAAGTATTTTCATATTCTGGAACTAACTCACATGTTATAGAAGATGGATATATCATCGAATTTCTCATACTAACTACTCTAAATACTCTACCCTTTGAATTATCTATACCGCTAGGAACAATAAATATTGCGCCTACTTGAATTTTGTCTAAGTCATATGGAACACTTATTAAAGAAGCATTTTCTTGAAGTTCAGCATCCCACCCAAGTTTTTTCATAGTATACTGATTAGGGTGATCCTCAAATATGCAACTTACTAAAATAGGATCATAATAATTAGAAGCTATTTCAGCATATGTTGTCCAATGCTTATCAGCTCTAGGAACATAATATAAAACTTTTATTCCTATTAAATTGCACATCTCTGTAAAATATTGTCTGTGCAATTTAATATCAGGACCACTCAGCAGGACCCCATATTTATCATTTTCCATTTTAACACCTTATATCATATTAAAGTATAAGTATTATACCGCCATCTACAATTGTATAACCATCAAAAGACAAATCTCTTCCAAAAGCTTCATAATCAAAATAATTACTTAAATCGATTTCCCCAGCTTCTGCCAATCTAATATCTTCTTCAATTATCATGTCAAGGTATTCGTCTTCATGCTCGTCCATCCAATCCTCAATTTCCTGCTCACGGTCATAGGAATCTTCATCTTCTCCCTCATGTGCATCGTCAACTTCTTGTTCGGCTGTATCCCTCATGATTTCACGAATATCCCATGAATATTCTCTACGCATTTGGTCTTCATCAATATAGTTGATAATTCTATCACCAACAGCTTCTCCAAGTCCACCAAGTTCATCAATAACTTCATAAGCAAGGTCTGTGTAGCTGCTTAATCCGGGATACCAGTAATAATCTCCCCTCTCAGCAATTTCTACTGCTTCTTTTACGTCATATCCAGTTGCTTCAACAATTGCTGCAACAACATCTTCATCAACGTTTGATTCCTGAAGCTCTTTGAGTTCTTGCAGAACAGATGATGCACTAGAGTATTCATTTATATCATCAAATGGAATATTGTCTGTGTCATTTATAAAAGGCTCGTATTCAGCATATTCCTCACAATATTCAATCGCGTCATCAATACTCATCCAACCAGTGGGAGTAATGCCGGAATCTGCACCATACTCATTATAGTTTGCCCAAGTATTCATAAATACTTCCATGTCATCAAAAGATTCAGTAAGTTTTTTGGATTCTTTCAACGATTTCCTTGTTTTTCTAAGTTTTGATTCCTTAAACAGTGTTTCAGACCAGTTCCATCCTGCATCGGATGACCGCATAACCTTATAGTCTCCATTTGGAAGCTTTCTAAAAGCATAGTCAACCCCACGATAGGTAACCTCACCAGAATCCCCGTTGTTAGATTTCCACTTGAACACCTTATATGAAGGTTTTTTCACTTTACCAGAAAGAATTTCTGCAACCAAATCTGTTATATAATCTTCTTTTAAAGAATTCTTTTTCTTTTTATTTTTTAATGATTCCCGAACAGTAGTTCTTTCACCTTGCGGTCTCATTCTTCTTTTTTTGGATTCTTCCTTTGGTGCAAGTTCCCTCATGTCGTATTTTTTAAGTTCACTTGTATTAAGAACACCGTCAAGCATTACATAAGTTCCAAATTCTCCACTATCATTTTTGCCATCTCTGGTTTCAAGAACATGCAGATCATTTGGTATGCTTCCAGGTTGTACACCATGTTTAGTAAAATACCAATACTTTCTTTCGCTTCTTGGTCTTACATCGGAATATCTTTTTATTGTTGGTTCTTTTTCAGATTCTTTAAGCTTTTTTCTTTTTATTATTTTTTCATTTAAAGCATGATTTGATCTGTTACCACGATATTTATTTTCTTTTTTCACAGATTCAGAAAGTCTTTCAAAGGATTCATTTATAATTCTTAAACTCATATAACCCTCTCCTTACTTAGATTTTCTAGATGTGCCATATATTCTTTGTGATTCACCAGAACTATTCTTTACTCTATAATTATAATTCAAAGATTCAGAAATAAACTTACCATTATTCAATAAACCTGTTAATTTAAAAGCTTTATGACCTTTACTAATTTGAAGATTCTCTCCAATTAACTTAGCTCTACCCTTTTTAGTAATTGTCTTAGATTCAAACACAAAAGATGTCTTTTTTTCTTTACCAGAATTAAATTTAATTAAACCTTCTAAATAAAGCTTATTACCGTCTGATTTTGCAGAAATTGTTTTATACCCTTCGACATTTTCATAAACTTTCTTTAAATAACTTTCACCAAGTTCGTCAAAATCTTCTTCTGAGAACTCGTCAATATCAACATCAACAGTATCTCTATCAGTTCCCATTTCTATATCAGTCTTAACATCATCAGATAAAGGAGCAATCATCTCATCTTTAGATTCAGGTTCTTTATCTCTTGTAGAAACAGAAATTTCTTGATCACCAGTATCTATTGTAATATCTTCGATTGATTCTTTCATCTTTCTTGGTTTTCTGCTTTTTAATGATTCAAAGAAATCATCTTCTGTAAATGTATAACCATCATAATGTCTAAAAATATCTTCATCAGATATTAATTTATCTGCATCAGCCATGTCTCTATAACTTGGATTGTCATAATCAACCCCCATAACTTCTGCAAATTCTCCATTATCAGCAAGTTCAACCATGTAATTCTGTTTTAACTCAATAAGTTGGTCTCTAGATAAATCATGGACATCCATACTCTCTTTCATGTTTCTTGACTTTCTTCTTAAAGATTCTCTCTTATATCTATCATGCCAAGACTTGGAGCCTTCATCAAAATATCCGCCATAAATTACATCATCAAGATACCCTTCAAAGTTATCTTGCACATATGCATCAAACTCTTTTTCAACATTTGGATTATTTGAATCAGAATCTTTATAACCAGTTTCTTCTAAGAACATACTCCACATAGCATCTTCTATGTCCCAATAATTAAAGGTATATCCATTCCAAACAAGATCAGGGTCTCCCCAAGAACCGTGGCTAACTAATTTAACAGGAGTTCCACGCCATCCCTCTTTAAGAGATTTATTTGAAATTTTTGATTCCTTTATATACTTTTTGTTCCACCATTCTCTTGCTTCGTCTTCATCAAAGAAATAATGTCCTTGACCCCAAGAACCTTCGTTATTCTGTGGACAATTCCATGCAATAATCCACTGTTTTCCACGATTCAAAAGAGCATTCTTCCCAGATCTGCTTCTTTCAACAACAGTGTAATCTAAACCATTTTCATTGTGAAATACTTCGCCAGAAGATTCTTTTATTGACTTCTTTCCATTGCAAGACTCATCTTTGACACCATAGTCAGCTAAAATCTGTCTTGAAGTTTCAGCCTTAAATCCATTCTGCTTTAACCAGTCTTTAATATGTCTTAATGTAGTTGCTGAGTAAGTTCCATAGACAACAGGTTTTCCATCTTTAATTTCTGCAACAAGAGTACCATAAGAATATAACTTATTCTTATCACCATTATCCCCAGTATCTACTTGTGCTTTTCCATAGAATGATTTTCTTGAATCATATCTTGGTTCTAATCCATATACTGGTGCTTCTGTGAGAAATTTTCTTGATTTTCTTGAAATGGATTCAACCATCTTCTTATGTCTTCTTAAAGATTCATCTTTTCTATCAGCGATTACCTCATAATCACCATATTGATCTTTTACAACAGAATATCCAGAAGATTTAATCTTTTTCATAGTATCATTAGAAATCTTCTTATATTTCTTCATATCATAATCAACCCATTTTTGGCATTGATTTATGGAACAAGATTCTTTTAATCTTCTATTTCTTCTTAAAGACTCGTTCTTTTCTACTTCTTCGTCATCATCTTCATCTTCTTCATCTTCTGTTTCAATCTCTGTTTCAACAAAAGGTTTTACTTCACCTATAATTTTAAAACCTTCAGACGAGTAACAATATGGGCACTCTTCCCCAACATTGGCTAAATCAGTTTCATCATCAATAACTATTTCATCTTTATTTTTATAAATATCAGTATGACAAACAGAACAATCAAGAATAACCTTTCCTATATAAGAATCTTCAAGTTCTTCTTCATCTTCTGCATCTGGATCAACAACAGTAATAGAATCATCTTCATCACTAGAATCTTCAAAGTCTTTTAATGCTGTTAATCCATCTTTATCAACTTCAAATATGTCCTCATCGAGGGCATCCATTCTTTTAAAAGCTTCTGATAAATAAATATTATTCATTAAATTTATCTTTACTCCTTTTATTTAATTAATCAATAGGATAACAAAGCTGAGTAGAAGCTTGTAATCTTTCTCTTAAATCATTTAATTCATTATTTCCTTCTTCTAACATTATCTGACCGTCCTGTTGCCAAAGAGCATTAGATTGTGTATACCTTGTTCTAATTCTACCAAGAGTAACTTTTCCCAAAGCTACTGCCATTCTTATAATAATGTCTATCCAAAAATCTGAAACAATTTCTGACACATCATCATATCTAGGAACATATTCAACTGTCACAACATCTGGAACACCAGAAGAAACATTGATATAAAGCTTGTTAGAATGCCTATCAAATCTAAATGCTAAATCTGTTGAAGTAGTATTTCTAACTTGTAATAAAGTATTCCAAGAAGCATAATTATAAACATAATCATTGAAATTATACAAATTTCCGACCCCTGACAGTAACTGCCATTGAGAAGCTTCCATAGGATCAACTGGGTAGCCACTGCCATCTGAATTAGCAGTTTCTGAATTTGAAATATATCCTTCTGCTCTAAATATTCTAGCAACAGCATTAACATGCCCATTATTAATAGTATTGACATCAATACAAGGTTTATATGGAATAGTAACAAGTCTTGTTGTATCTATATACCTTTGAATCTCTCTAAAACTTGCATTTAATAACTGATTTAAAGAATTATCATCTAATTCTAAGTTTAAAAGACCACCGGACAATCTGAACTTTATCTCATCTAAATAAGCTTGTCTATCCATAAAATCACCTCTAAGTTTATTTAGAATAAAAATACAAAAATAACAAGAACATTTGTTCATTATCTTGTTTATTGCTTTTATGCACAAATTGGTCAGCAATATAAAATAAAGCTGACCTTTAATTTTTATATAGATAGGGAGATTTAATCTCCCTATCTATATTATTAAAAATTAATTTTTTTCTAATTAAGCAGTAATATAACCTTGTACTAACAGGTTAGAATACTCATGTCCATTCTTAACATAAGTGTTAAGAGCCTTAAGATCATATAATGTGGACCCTATTTGTTAAACAAAGTTCGTTAGACTTTGCCAAATAAATTATTTCTGTGTTTGGTATAATTTTTCTACTAATTCTTTATTTTCTATAGAATTTATTCTTATATTATCTTCTATTGAAGCATTAGGATAAATCATAATATAATTTAAATTATTCTCAATAGCTTTATTTTGTTTATCAACATCTCTTCTAGTAAAAACATCCAACCAATCTTGATTATATTTTGAATATTCATCAATATCTAAATATCTCATTGGAAGTCTGCCATGAGATGGGTGTGCATTTAACTCAATAAATAAATCTTTAGAAGGAATATAAAAATCACAATAAAACGGATATCTATCATCTACTTTAATATCATAGACAACATCTTTATAAAATTGAATAAGATAATCATAAATTTTTTGTTCAGCAACTGTTCTGCATAATCTATTTTTTCTATTTTCTTTCTCAGTTGTTTTTATCTTAGAAAGAATATCATCTCCATATTCTCTCCAAGCTTTTTTAACAGTATTGCTACGTTTTTTGTTTATCTCATTTCTTTCTTCTTCTGTTAAACTAAACCACCAAGTTCTATAAGAATCAGACTTTTGTTCTTTTTTCTTATCTGTCATATTTAGTTCAACTTCAGAACACCTTTTAGACCATTCTTGTTTTTCTTTATCTGATTTATTATTCCAGGATTCTTTTTGAGTTATAGAAGATTTTTTTCCAATTTCTAAAGATTCTTCATGAGATCTTTTATAAAAATTATTTAAAGAAGCTTTTTTTAAATCTTTTTTAATTTTGTAATAAGTGATTAAACATCTTAACTCTTTTTTAGTTATATTGTACTCATCTACAAGAGTAATAAAAGATTTATTATCTATAATGTAATCTTTATATAATTTTTCTTTAGAAATTATTTTAGCTATTGATTCAACTTTTTTAGGTTTTGGAAGTCTACCTTTAACAAAACCTTCTGGAATTTTTTCATCTATAGAAATTTGAATTTCTTTTATTCCATTATTATACCATTTTATTTGTTTCTTCATAATTTATTTTCTTATCCTTTCGCGATAAGTACAGACTATATCTTCATCCTATCTCTAAATAGGACGTTCCCCATTTCGATTCCACTTAGAACCTACAATTAGTCGTTGAACTTTTAGTTTTATTTATTATACAAAATATATAACAAATAAATCTACTTAGCTGCTGATTATCCATTTACATTCACTTAGGTTTACACCATATGAATATCTCTTAAATTATTTCTACTTTCGTAACCATAAAGGTTTTAAGAGCTTTAGGAGTTTCCAGCAATTAGAGGAATTTTTACATTACATATTACTATGTAAGTGACCTATAAAGTTGACTACTAAGCAACTTTTGTCAAGCCTTGTGATGTTCCACCATCAGCATATTGAAGTAACTGAGTAGGAACAATAGCCATATAAGGAGCATATACAGCAGCTGAACTCATCATATCAGAACCATTAACACCAATAACAAAGTGACCAGGCTCAATATTAGGAGTTACGAAAACTTTTAAGGAATTAAGTGTACCTGCAAAATATGGACCATTAATTTGTCCAGAAGGAGCAGCTGAGAATCCATTAATAAAGCTTAAAACAGGAAGTAAGTTAGATGCACAGAGCATATAGTTAGGAGCAAATCTCTTTGTTGCATCGTATATCTTCTGTCTTGCAATTTCAACAATTTCAGTAAATCCCTGATAATGTTCTGTCTTGCTTACTCCAACAGGAAGAGTCTTTGACCAAACTAATTCAGCTTGAGTTTCTGCATGGTCAATTAAAAGATCTGTTACTTCCGTATCAATTTCGTAGCTTAACTGACCAACAGCTTTTTCTGCTAACTGGTCACCTAAATTAAAGCCATAATCCTGTTTAGCTTGGAAAGCAGCAATCTGAGAATAGTAAATTGCAACTCTTCTGGCCTTGGCTATTAAGCTAATGCTCTTCATTTCAGCATTAACAATAGGAAGATCATTCTGAGGAATAACTACATTGTCATATACATAAGCAACTTTAACAGTATCAGTAGCACCAATAGCAGTACCAGTACCATTAGAAAGTGTTAAAGTCTTTCCGTCTTGTGCAACAGTAACTGAAGCATCTTCTGCAACTTCTACAGCAACACCAGCAGAAGTAGTAATAGAAACAATTCTAGGATTAGCCTCAGTTGCAGGGCCAGTATAAACAGGGAACCAAGCAGCTGTTACAGCAGAATCCGCACCAGTGAAACTTTCAACTACCTTAGCAGATGTATAATTAACATCAACATCACCAAGTTTAAAAGGATCATTAAATACAGTACCCTGAGCAGTTTGGCCTTTATTTGTACCAGCAGTATACTGAATGTAAGTTATGAATCCAGACATTGAAGACATTGGGGAAACAATGACCAGCTCATTGGCTATTAAATTTGGTAAAGCCACAGTGGTCAGATTAAGGCAGAATTTCTTAAACCAATTTGTTACAAATAACTCGTTTCCAGTTATTCTCTTCATGTCACCATGAAGTTCAGACTATATCTTAAACTAATATTCTTTTACCGTTTATTAGTTCCAGTGCACTTCCACTCTACTTAGAGTGTACTCTACTCGTTTATTCACCAAGATTTTTCTTCTTGATTATACTTTCGATAGTCGTTGAACCTTTCTCATTCTTGAGACTTGGCTGCTGATTGTCTTATAAATAAATTCTGTAAAATTTTATAAGAGTTTCCAGCAATTCACACTGTTGTTTTGTTCATTAATTTTTTATATTTAGCTAAACTCATTTTAAAATAATCTTTTTCATACTTTGGCCAATCATTTGGTTGTATATAATAATTTTTTATACCATCAGTTATACATATAGCACCGCTTTTACCTTTACTAATATTTCTAGCTTTTTCTTCTTTTTTATCATCAGGTAAATTATCATACCAATTTTTAGCCGCTATCTTTAACTTATCACTTAATAATTTTTTAGAACTATCTGAATGATGTTTACCTTTAAAAGTACTTTCTCTGCCTTTATTACCATGACCGTTATCATTACCAGCCATTGAGACAGATTTATTTAATTTCCATTCATCAGTTCTCTTATATGAACCATTTATACTAGCAGCTAATTTTTGTTTTTCTGATTGAGACTTACCAAGCATCCCAAGGTGATAACCTGAATCGCCCCAAGTACCACCTGAAGCTATATTATAACCTTTATCTGGATTTCTTGAATCTAAATAATCTATCCAATAAATTTCTCTTTCATTTAAATGATCTTTAGAATAACATTCTTCAATAATTTCACATTTAAAATTTTCTTTGCCATATTTTTCTAATAGTCTTGTTATTCTAACGCCAGACCCATAATATTTATCATCAAAATTATTGGATTTATGTTGACCAATGTATATTTTATTATTTCTTAAATCAGTAGTTTTATAAACATAACCATACATTATTTAATCCCCTATATAGATTATATAATAAAATATTTTATAGTAATTCAATAATATAGGTATTAAAAAGGATCGCGACTCCCTGTCCTATAAAACATTTATAAAAATAGAAATTAATGAATATCTAAGCATCACTGCTTAGTGGAACATTAACATATCCCCATATCCGATCTTTGAGTACCAACTGAATTCTCAAAAGCTTCGTTTAAGAATCTTTCCACGTTTTGCAGGCATTTCGCAGTGCAGATCTTTCTATTATTATCCATCTTAGCACCATTATGTGCCTTACTATAAACGCTTTCAGAAATATTTAATCTATTTTTATATTGTTCAACTAAAGTCATTTTTAATACCTCTTTAAATTTTTAATTTATATTTTTATTTTAATTCAAACCTGCTAATGATAATAAACCTTCATCTATTTCATCATCAAACCTATTAGCAGGAAGTATAGGTTCTTTAGATTCAGTTATTTTAATTTTAGATACATTTTCTAATTTAGAAGTATTAAAAGGAAGTTTACTAATATTTATATTGTAACTTCTTAAACTATCACATACTCTATCTATATCATCAAATGAATAATTTTCTGATAATCTATTCACTATTTCTTTATCACTAACGCCTAATCGTAAGGCTTGCAATCCAATATATTTTTCAATAGCTCTCTTTGCTATTTTCTTATATTTTTCTGTGATAGCTTTCTCTTTATTTAAGTTTGACCTATACTCAGAATACTTTATAGCGGCATCTTTATTAAGATTAGCTACCTCTTCTTCTAAAGTATTATTTCTTTCTTCTAAATTTTCTTGTATCTTTTTGGAATTTTCTAAATTCTTATTTAACTTATTGAACTTTTCTTTGAAAGATTTCAATTCTATATCTTTCTCAATCAAATCTTCTGTTAAATTTCTCTTACTATTATTAGAATTTTTTAATCTTTCAACTTGTTCAGTTAAATTTTTTACATTGCTATTTTTTTCATTTAAATCATTAATAGAATCATTTAACTTCTTTTCTATTACTGATATTCTTCTTCTTAAAGCTTTTTCAGATTTTAATGATTCAGATAACTTTTTGGCTGATAATTTATATTTTTCATTTAACTCTTTAGATTCAATTTCTTTTGCATAGCAAACTGATAACTCATCTTTGAGATCGGCTATCTGTTTTTCTAAATCTTTATTTTTCTTTAAAGCTTCCTGTAAATCTGCTATAAAATCTGATCCGTCATTGATGGCTTCTTTATTTTCTACAGATTCATTTATATTATCAGTCTTTTCAGACAAATAATCAATATTAAGATTTTTCAATGTTTCTTTCATTATCTTTTTATCATTTTCATTTGACTTTTCAAGTGCTTCATTTATGGCTTTCTTAAAAGTAATACCTGAATCTAATGATTCATTAACTAAATTTAATCTAGCTGATTTAACAGCTGGAAGAAGCACTACATCAAATGCCTGAAAATCATATGAATCTTCATCCACATGTTCAGTATTATCCATTCCAATATAGGTGTCTCCGCTACCTCTAGAACTAATACCTAGCTTATACCCATACTTTGCTAACGTGTAAGTTATTCTACCATTAGGTGTATCTAATATATCAAAACTAGCTATTAATTGGCCATCTTTATTTTTCTTTGGCGGTTCTGGCATTATAATAGCTATCTTTTCAGAACAGGTTTCAGTTCTATCAGCAGGATGATCTAATTCACCAGGAATTCCACCACAGTCAAAATATTCTTTCACTATAGGATCATTAAAAACTTTTTCCCATAATGATTCATCATATTTTCTTCCATTTCTTGTGGGTTGTAAAAAATCTGCACAAGGACCTTGGAGACGGCCTAAAATAGGACTACCTTTATCATTAACTTTTACAGAATCATCTAATGATAATTCTTCATTTGTTTTTATTTCTGGCATTCTTTATTCTCCTAAGTTCCAAATTGTTTGTTTTGTTTAATTTTTACATATAATTTAGCTTATTTTTATTCACGTTTTTATAAAATTTTTACTAAAAATATTATATATAATAATACTATTATTATATTATTATATATAATATTATATATTATATTATATATTATATTATATATTATATATATATTATATATATTATATTTAGCAAAAATTGAATTAATGCTTTATTAAAGACATTATTTAGCTGATTCTTGTAAACATTTTAAATCTGCTTTTATTAGTTGAATTAACTTAATACATGGTTTAGAATCATAATTAATAAAATAATTAGACAAGACTTTTGAAATTTCTAAAGCTCTTGAATGTCTTAAAAACATTTCTCTATCTTGTGCACTTTTAGAAAAAATTAAAATTTGAGTTTCTAGGGCAGATAATGTTATCAAAACTTTATTTATGTCGTCTATCTCTTTTACAATGTTTATATAAAGATTTGAATGTTTTTGATTATAACTTTTTCTAATTTTTTCGTAAAACTTATGAAGGTCTAACTGTCTGTTAGAATTTATAAATTGAACAGTTTGTATTGATACACCGTTTTTCATAGTATCATTTATTTGCTTCTTAACATCTACTCCATTTTCTTGAAGCTCGGTTAATAAAATTATAATATCATTTTTACTTATCATTTTTTCTCCTTTGATATAATCAACTGGCTTTACCCAGATAAGCTTTAGTTTTAGGTAATATAATTTCATTAAAAACTTCTAAAAACTCGTCTGGGTTAGCCCAGAAGCCTCTGGGCTATATTCTAATCAAAATCTGCATTGTTGTTGTTTGTCATATCAATGCCCAAGTCTTCTGGTGACGGTAATTCACTACTAGAAGATTCTTCAGAAGTCTCTTCAGTTTCTTCAAAACTTGGAGGCCCAGAAGGTCTACTAGATTCACCACTTAATCCACCAATATTTAAATTTATATTTTCTGAATCAATATCATCTGGTGAATCATTATCATCTGACAACAATTCTTCTGAATTTTCTAATTTTTCTATTTCTTTTTGAATAATATCTGTAACTTCAGAATCAGTTAAAACATTTGATAATAATGCTTTTAATATTTTTAATTTTGGAGCTGGATCTTCTATATCTGTTAATAAAGCCATTATATCATTTACAACAGCTATTTTATTAGAAAGATTTTCTCTCCTATCTTTTTCTTCAGAAGTGGTTGGAGGCTGCATCTTGATAGTAAATTTATTTATATAATTATCCAATTTTTTATCAAGAAGCATAAGATTTACAGCATCAGTTATTGCTTGAACAAAAGTATTTTGAATTCTTTTTATCATTTTAGCATATCTTGATGATATAAGGGCTAATGATTCACCACCACTAAAACCAGCAGAATCATCTGTGTCACCAAAATATTGCTTAGGAACTCTTAAAGCTCCAAAATATTTATTCTTAAAATAATCTAAATCTGCCAAAGATTTAACATCTACATCTCCACCGACTTGTTGTGTGCTTAATGCACCAATTCCATTGTGAGTTGGAACATATATGTTATTTTCCATAGGACCTGGATTTGTGTATTCAGACATTGATTGTCCTACATTGATTGCAGATTTTTGTTCTATTAAATTTTTAATTCCTTGTAAATGAGGCCCAACCTGTTCTTTTGGCATATCACCTACTTCTACTCCAATAACTCTTGTAATAGAAGATTTAGTTAATCTATTTAATAAAATAGAATTTTCTAACAGCATTAATTCACGCCAAATTTTAAATACATTGTAAAATAAAGATTGACCTCTTTTAACAGTATAATTATACGAAGCTATATCATTTGTTTCTTTTGTCTTATCATCATCTAATATAATATCTACTTCTTCTGGTGTTCTGCTTGTATTATCTTCTAAACAAGCATGAACAAATGTTTTTGCATCAAATATTTCAATATCTTTTTGTTTAAATTTATATTGATATATTGGCATTTGAAGATTATCAATTTTATTTTTTGATAATGTTTCTGCTTTTATATAACCATGTGTTTTTCCAAATCTAGTTAATTCAAATATTTCAGCTGGATTTGGGTACATTTCTATATAATGGACATAATTATCATTATTATGATAAGCAATTATTTTTATATCTTCTTCTAATTTTTCTTTATTATTTAAATTTTCATTTAAAGCTTTTTTATCTTTATAAATAGAAGGATTTAATTTGTTGCCATTCTCATATTCATCATCCAACTTAAACACAGGATCTTTATAGTCAGATTCTCTATACAATCTTAAATATAAATCTCCATATTTGCACAAACTATGAACCCATTTATAAGCATTTTTATCAATATTCATAGTGTCTAAAAGATAATTTACAAAAGCAGCTACTTCTGAATCAGAAGATTCACACCAAACAATATGACCTTGATCGTTATATTCTGTTGCATCTTCTGCATAAGTTTCCAATACAGCAGCTATAGTAGGATCTTCACACATAGTGTCTAATAAATCATAAATTAGATTTCTATTCTGTGAAGCCTGAGTAAAAGATTGTATTTCTGTTATATCTAATTTTGAAACTAATCCAGAATTTATAATATTATCAAAAAATGTATTATGTAAATCTGCACCAACATCTGGTTCTTTCTTAGGTATAGATTTTATTTTACGATAATACTGATTTTTATCATCTACAAATGCCGAAGTTTCATTATTATTTAAGTCATTGTTCATTTAATAAATTTCCTTTCTATCCATTAAAAATGGTTTAGAATGTTTTTTAAAGTACTATTATACCTTGAGAAGCATATAAAGCAGAGTAATTATTTGTAGCTCTACCAGCTCCAAAATTTAAAAAATTATTTTCTTTTTTACTAACATTTTCTTTTTGTTGTTGGCTTATTGGATCAAAAATCCTATTTAATTCATTTTGAAAATCTACAGATATTTGTTGTTTTTCATCTGCATAATTTTTTTCAGAACTAACCTCTTTTATAGCTTCCAATGTTTCACCGTAATCAAAGGCAAATTCATCTGCATGTTTTGAAGCATTATAAACTGCACCACAAACAGCATCCGCACAGTCTTTTGAGTTAATTCCGCTCGGGCTGTGATCCACCTTGCCACTATTATTATTTCGTTCAAGACCTATTAATTCTTCAGTTAACAAAACTGAATCATACATTTCTAATCTTTCTTCATATATAGTAGATTTTAAATATTGATATGGTTTGCATATTTTATCACTATCAACTCTATCAACTGAAATCATTTCATAATTAAAACCTCTAGATTTTAAAGCCTGACCAGTGTCTACAGATTGGAATGAGTCAGTTGATATTCCTTTTATAGCAAAACCTTGTTCTTTTAACCAATAAATAAATTGTCTATTTTTTTCAAAAGATATTTGATGTCCTTTAGGAGCTTTTACTGATACAGAAAATGCTAATCTATGAAGTAAATCTCTTGATTCAGGTCTTCCTTCTTTTGGTGGAGTTTTTCCTATTAACCAGTCTCCAGCAATACCAGTTTTATCTCCTGATACTGACATATCCATATGAATAAATAAAGGTTTGCTTAATAAAGATTTATCTATTAAATCCATATTAAAGAAATCACTATATTGAGTTGTATCATTTGGATCATCACCAACTTCAATAATATCTTTTTCAAATGGATTTTTTAAATAATCTTTTTTAATAGCAGCTACTCTAGGACCAGAAATATATCTACTTGAATTTGTAGTGGATATTCCTGCTATATCTGTTAGTGCAATATCTATATCATCTAAAAAATTTTCATAATATCCCATAGGAACATCTAAAATTTTAAAGCCTTTATTTCTATATACATTTAAATCTTCATCAGAAATATCTAATGGTAAAACTTCTGATGACAAAAATTTATTTCCTATTGCTATTTTAAATTTTCTAGGGCTATCTTTATCAGTTCTTATTACCCACTGCGGTTCATCCACTACTAAAGTAGTTTTACTTTCATTTTTTTTCTTTTGTTCTATAAATGTTTCCAAATAAGATTGTTCTGTTCTTTTAGATGATGCCAACATTAAAATTGTTGGATTTTTTTCACCTTTCATGAAACGAGATTGCATACGTGCAGATGCAGTTGATACTAATTCTTTAGCTTTTTTCTTTTGCATTTCTACATCTTGATTTGGCTGGAAAGAAATTTCATCAAAAAAGCAAGCGAAAACTGCACGACCAATTATATGTCTAGGAAGAGAGCCATATATTAATTCTATACCTTGAGGAGGAATCCATTCTGGATTTAATCCTTTAGAAAGTGTTCCTTTTTCCATAAACCATTTAGATCTTTGAAGCATATTTTGGCATTTAGACCAAGCAACACCTTTTGATGCATCTAATGTTATATTCATAAATGCTACTGTTATTGTATCAATTTCTTGGATTTTGTAATGTGTATATGGATTTTTTAAACACATTAATTTATACAATTGATATAATATAACTATAACTGCAATTGTACTTTTTCCAAGTCCAATAGCACCAGTAAATATTCCAGTATTATAAGCAACATCAATATTATTTGGAAATATTTTTTTAAGACATTCTTCCCAATATGGAAATAATGTCCATCTACCTTCTTCATCTGTTAATGCTTTTCCTAAATATATAGGATTATGAAGAAACTCTTCTATACTTACTGGAACTTCCTCATAATCACTATATATTAAATTATTTAATTTTTCAGAACTTCCTTTTTGAGAAAATTCTTTTAATATTTCTAAAGCATATTTTCTTTCTTCTTCTGAAAGATTATCTAATTCTTCTAAATCTATTAAGTTGTTGGGCATGGCTCAATCAACCTTTCCTTTTATTTATACATGAGAGATTATTTTTATCCAATTATTAAGCCCCTTTTTATTTATGCTTTTATAGGCATCCAAGATGCCATCAGAGGCATAATAATTTATGGGGTTTATACTTTATATTGTGACCGATTTACGAAAAACAGATTTGTTATTGGATAATGTAACTGTTACCATTATGACACCACCTTTTCCCTCAGATATATTAGAAAACTCCATATCTACTGCGGTGTCATCCTGAATGATCAAGGAGCCATTGATGGGGGTTACACTATCAACATCATACATCACAAATGCACAGCCGTGATAATAAGCGTTAACAAGTTCTTCCCATGTTGCGCCGCTCCATGTTCCCTCTGTTTCGCTTGTTAACGTGACGGTAACAATAACAGGTTCGGCCCCGCCACCAGAACCGCCTGGTTGTCCATCTATTAAAACTTCTGTCTTATCTCCATCTTTTCCTATTTGTAAATCAGGTTCTCCATCTACTGTATTCTCAAAATTTATATTTAACTTATTATCCTTTTCGTATATTAACATTTAAATTATGTCTCCTTTTAATATCTAAAATATAATTAATTTATATTAAAAACTTTTTATACTTGATTTTATTAGCAAAGACCATGGTTAAATAACCATAACTTTTTCTTTTTATCCTCATCATCTTCATTGTTGATCTCATAAATCTCTCCAACAATGCAAAGTGAGAAAAGAATTGTTGTAATTATCATTGGTATTATCATAATGATCTCCTATGATTTGTCATACCGCTCCACCGAGGCAGAGCGGTTTTGACTTAGACTTGATGCAGTCTAATCCACTGAATATTTTCCCAATATGCCAATGGTACGGCATCATAGTGTATTCCACAAGCAGTGGTCACATCTTCCTTGCGAACAGCGGCATACTGAGTATAGGCATTCGATACGGAGAAATGCCCACCGCATCCCGATGGCATAGTTCTCAAATGCGCCTCACAACCGCCGTTGTTAAACTGTGCCGCAGTTTCGGCCATTTTCATGTATGGAATAGATGCGTCGTCAGCTGCACCCCAAATTTTAATAGGAACTTTTCCTACTTGGGCCAAATTGGTGTCTTGGTAAATGTTGGTTTTGTCGCCTTCCCAGTATTTTCTACAGTTTTCAATGGATGCATTCACCTTGTCCTGTAGGCTTTGTCCAACTAGGCATTGCCAAGCTGGATTAAGCGTGATGAACGCCTCCTTGTTAAGATTTATATATGCGACACCATCTGGTTCATACATATAGTTATATTTCCAATCTGCAACATTACCCTCGAAACCAAGTTCTTCAGCGGTTGCTTCCCAAAAAAAGGATGTCGGATTGTGTCCGCCTCGAATGCTTATATAATCCAACACAGGCGAAAACATCCCAATGCTTTTAACCTTATATGGGTCTTGCAAGGCGCAGTATAGTGCCAACATTCCGCCCATAGACATACTGACTATATGTACGTCTTCCCTGTCAATGTTATATCTAGTGCAAACATAGTCAATACCCTTACCCCATATGTCAACATGATACGGAATGCACAGAGGGTCATTGCCAGCAAAATTGTTGCCATATTTGTCAGAGTACTTGGAGCCCCATCCAAAAAGGTCAATAAAAGCGAATCCTTCATCGGCGAGGTATGTTTTGATCGTCAAAGCTGGAAGTTCACTAGTCCAAGTATTAAATGTTTGAGAACCGTGCATATAAACAATAAGCGGAACCTTTTTACCATCTGGGTCATAATTTGGTGGTAGAATCATTCGTCCGGTATTGCATATATTTCCATAAACTTTGTATGTAAAACGTTCTGTGGGAGAGTACATTGCTTTTCGGAACGCAAACTCAGCTCTTTCGGGGAACGTTGCAAAAACTGAGTCAATTTGTCCTGTGAATACGTACCTAACGAATGCAGCCCCCGCGGGTGTGTCAACATCGGCAAATCCTTGCGCATCTTTGTTTACTGATATATTACTCAGATATGCCCGGTTTGCGGTATAAAAATATGCACTGACAGATGCCTGAGACATACGTCTCATATCAATACGTGCAGTTTTCGAGTCGTTCAGCCTCACTAGCATTGCAGACCTTGAGTAAGTTTCGAAATTTGCTATGTCATAGCTATCCTTCCCATCGCTTCCAATTGCGCCCCCCTCAAGTGCAATTTCAAGTACGTGCTGATCGGATGTTAGCGCGTTTCCATTCATGTCATAAATCATATGTCAGCCCCCTTTGTGAACGAGCCAGAACCAGCGTTCTCATAGAATACATTGTTTACAAGGTCATACATGCCAATAGCATCGTCAGCTTTGCGATAGCAAGGGATAAGATACAGAATTTCTAAGCCGCTCAGTCTTACCTTAGCTTGATAAATTCTACACTTTGACCCATACAGCCGCTGGGTGTCCATGAAAAATCCAAGTCCACCTTCATTTTGAGCCGTTCTTGTTCTCGTTATAGTTTCTTCCCCGCATATGGCAGTCGCTCCATTAGAAGTCCACGACAATAAAAATGTATTTCGTTCTCCGATGTCAATATTTTCAAAATGAATTGAAGAATTAAACCCTACATATGACGTTCCAGGAGGATTTCCCAGATAATATCCTGGGTTGTTAGACAGGCCCATGAATACATTAGCATTTGTATTTACTTCCGGAATTGCGGCATCTACCTCGATTTCATATTGCACAAATTGGGAGTTATTTGTAATTCTGATACCTGTGTCAATAATTTGGTTTCCGTCAGACTGAATCCATTCCACCTGCTGATATTCTCTTGGCAAAAGAGGAGATTCTGTTACAACAACATCGAATGTGGTGGTTTTGCCTCCATATGTAACAGTAACGGTGCTTGTTCCTACCGCCAGCGTCCCGCTCAGTGTATACGCCGTAATTTCACGAGTAGACAAATCCTCATATGTAGCAGTTACAGTCAAATACTGCCGCAGTGTGTCAAGTTCATCGGTGTCATAAATCACCGCAGAACCTTGATCAAATACAGCAGAAATACTAACAACATCAGCAGTCTGGAACAGGGTTGCTTCAAGTTCATCATAATAATCCTGTCCATGTTCGTCTGTATAAGCAACATGAGCTAAAAGATTTAATAATGCATATTTTGCATCTTCTGAAAAACCAACAAATTTTTTAATATAATTTAATTCAGGACCAATTGAGCATTCAGTCCATTTTGTAGAATCAAAAGATTCTCCTACTGATATTTCTTGTTTACATCTATACATATATCCATTATAGATAACATAATCATCTACATTGTATGTATCTGTATTAGAATATTCTCTTGCTATAGATGTTTTTTCTAATTTATTTCCTAACGAATCATAATTATATAGAACAGGAGTTCCATTTACATTAAATCCATTTACCATATTTCCTGGCATTTATTTATCTCCTTTATGATATTATTAATGTAGCATTTAATGCTACTGAGTTTGATAAATAATATTTCCCATTTTCATCTACCATTAAAGATTTTCCAGCATCACTAATAGATGCTTCTGGTAAAATATCTTCTCTCAATTGATCTATATTTTCTTCTGTCATGTTTTCAACAGTTTCTAACAAAGATTCAGGAGTTAAAGAAGAATCATCAAGTGGTTCTCCATCTATTAAAATCTTTGTTTTATTATCTTCTTCTCCAATACTAATGTTTGGAGATTTTGTAACAGAGTTTTCAAAATTTATATTCAATTTATTATTCTTTTCATATACTATCATTTATAACCACCTAGTACAAGTTTTATCCAAAATTAAGAATTCCGTTACTGTCTAAAGTAAATCCTTTATTGTCAACATAACTTTTAGTAACAGCATCTGACGGATTAGTTGGGGTACCTAAATTTACTATTTTATGCTGAGCAGATGAACTACTGTTCATATTTAAATTTCCACTTTCCCATAAATCAGTTCCATCTTTTTTTAATTTATTATCTACTGCATCTTCTATGCTATGTCTAGCTGTTGCTAATGCCCATTCATCATTGTCCCATGTAGAACTAGATGTTTCGGTAGTACAATAATATAATAAACCATCTGTTGAATCTGGATAAAAAACATAATCTCCTAAATGATATGTGGTTCCACTATCATAATCTTCTATTATTCCTGTATAATCAAATGGAACTCTTAAATCAGCTATTTCAGCAGATTCTGGATAAGATGTTGGTAAAGCATATACTACTTTTATATTACCTACTATGTAATCTCCTTCTTGAGTATTTGGATATACATTAAGTAAATTAACATAAACTTTAACTTTATTGCTAACATTATTATAAGTATAATTACATTGAGTACTAGTTAATAATCTATAATAACCATCATATATACCAACTTGTTCATCTTGTTGCTGGTCAAGAAGACTAGTCCATACACCTAATAATTTAAATCTATCAAGATTTGGTGCTATAGAAGATACATCAATTTCATAAATTCTATTTATATTAGTTGGAGTAGTTCTATTTAAATATATAAGATCATCATTGGCAATAATTGTATATGGGGTAAGTGGATCAGAACCTAAACTAGTAAATAAATTATTTAATCTATTTTCTACAGATGAATTATTATTAATTATAGTACTATCAACATAATGTTTATTTGCGGCTTCATTATTATTTGTTGGATCATCTACTCCACTTATTTTTACATAATTACTATTCCTATGAAAATATAAATTTCCATTATTATCTTGTTCTAAAGTTACTCCATTATCATAATTTTTATCATAAGATAATTTTATGCTATTACCATCTATACGTGTTTCAGACTGTGATTGCTGACCATCTGTAACTGTAATATGCTTAGTATTTCCTAAATATAAATTTCCACCAATTACAGTATTTCCATAAGCAGTTAAAGTACCAGTCACAGTTTCATTTCCAGAAATATTTTCATTTCCAGAAACAGATAAATTACCATTTAAAGTAGTATTACCAGATACACCTAAATTTCCATGTAATTCTGAATCTGATTCTACTTCTAAAGAACCACCAATTGTAGTATCTCCACCTACATCTACATAATCTCCAATTTCTGCATGATTTTGAACTTCTAAAGAATTAATATTTAAATTTATATTAGATGTTTCAGAATTAACAGTATCTAATTTATCTAATAATTTATTTCCACTAGAAAATTCTAAAAATTGAACATATCTTGTAGTTGTACCATTATTTACTTCTTCATAATATTTTCTTATAGTTTGTTTAGGATTTTCTGCTGTTCCACTTATTGTAAATATATAACTTTCAGAATTATTTCCTTGGTTAGTTATAATAATAAATCCATCAATAGGTTTATTATCAATATCAACTGTTCTGGATTTTATATAATCAATAGGAGTATTATCTGTCTGTAAACCACTAGACCATGTTATATATTGTTCTAAATAATCTATATAAGAACCAGCACCTATTTGAAGATTTTCTGCTCTCCAAACATCGTCATTATCTACTACTAAAACCTGAGTACCTGAACCTACTCTAGGTAACTCATCTACTTCAGCTAATCTTGAAAATTCAAATTCCATTTATTCTATTTTCATCTCCTTTTAACTAATTAACTCATAGTTATTAGATAATACGCCCCACCATTGACCATTTATATAAACTTTTTGTCTAAGATATACTAAACTATTTCTTGTAACAAAATCAGCACCTGCTTGAGAATATAAATCATATACTGCTTTTTCTGTAGGAATTATATAATTTGATGGGCTATTTGTGTTAATAGAAGTAGTAATAGAGTCTCGAATAGCACCTATTGTTGGAATAACTTCATCATTATCTGAGTAATATGACCATAAATCTGTTTTAATTATATTCTGTATTGCACGAACATTTGGAACAAATAAATTATATCCAGTACTTTCAACAGTATTTATTTCTTTCCAATGACTAAAATTCCAATCTTCTCTATTGGCAGCAGAAGTACATCTATAGCAAATATTATTATATAAACATTCGTCACCAACAGCATATGTAGCATTTTTATTATATTCTAATACAGCTTTATCTTTACTCCAAATATCATATACTAATAAATCTTTTACAGCACCAGAAGAAGCAATATTATGATATGAATAACTAGAATTTGTCGCAGTACTTGACATGCTATTCCAAATACTCTTATTTATAATTGTTTGTATAGCACTATTAGAAGGTACATCTTGTTTATCTGTATAATTTTCATATATTTCTACATACTCAAAATCTTGAGAATGCCCAGGAATGTATAAATATCTTAAATCATTATAAGTAGGAATATATATTAAATAAGTTTCTTCACCTTTATTAAATGTTTTACTAGTACTTATTATATTTCCTACAGATACGTTTGTATCAGTACTTACTCTACTATAAACAGTAATATTAGAAATTGTAAAACTATCACTGGATATATCATCTTTAACTTTAAATAAAATCTTATATCTTCTGCCTGCATATAATCTTTTATCACCAGTATAATCATAATTTGATGTAGCTATTGATTTCCAATCAGGACTAGGATTAGTACTACCACTAAATATTACATCTCCTAATCTTGCTATAAGCTCATATTTTTTTGAATATTGAGTATTATTCCAAACACTGTTCTTTACAATTCTTCTTATAGCATAAGTATTAGGAATATATGGAGGTGGAGATTTTGTTTCAGATGGTTCAATACTCTCTGAATCATCTGCCCATATATCTTTAGTTAAATTATCAACTGTAATAAAATAAGAAGCATTTATTCTTCTTATATAATTATCTAAACTATCTGGTATATTACCATTATAAAATTTTTCAACACGTTCATCTGGTGGTTTCTTTACACAAATAACATAATTATGGTCTGATACTCTATTTTCATTATCATCTTCTTCTAATTGTTCTGCATAATTTACTCTATGATAATCAGGCCATGTTTTTATGTTATCTAATCTATTATCATATAAAGTTTGTGCCATAATGCACCGCCTTATTTTTCACATTAATATATTTTATTATATAATTTTTTTAAAATTCTACTTTTGTTAAGTAAATGCGCCAGGGTCTGAGGGCATATCACTATAACCAGGAGGATTAAGGCTCTTCCATATGACCAGGAGTATCCACATCACCAGGATCAAATGGCTTGAGATCGGTTATTGTAAGATAAGGATAACCATCCTTATCATTAGTCGTATATTTTAACGGTTTATTATCTCCACCGATTAAGAGATACTCGTCATTTTCAATGTCATTCACAACGGCGAGGACAGGCTGCTGTCGCGTGGTTGGACCAAGCTGCTCTATGACACAGCAATACACTCCAGCCAAGATTGCGTCACTGATTTCCTGCACAGTTTTGTCAAGCTCAAGCTTTTTGCCACCGTTTTCTATCGCAGTCTCGTTCGCTCGTATAACAAACGATCCGCCACTGCCACCACCTTGTTGGCCATCTATCTTAACTTCTGTCTTGCCACTTTCTTTGCTGATTTGAAGATCTGGTGTTTCCTCAACACTATTCTCAAAATTTATATTAAGTTTGTTATCCTTCTCATAGATTAACATTCTGCATTCTCCTTATAATTAAAAATTAATAACTTACTTCATTATCTTCTTTTATTTTTTCATCTGGTAAAGACATTATACCTTCATAATATCTTGTTCCTCTTCCATTTCCATTAAATGGGTCCTTATGATATAAATTATATAATGACTGTATTTCTGCTTTATCTTCTATAGAGCAATAACCTTGTTTTTTATAAAATTCTAAATCTTCTTTTAATGCTCTTCTTAATGATTCTTTGCATGCTTCCATCATAGCAATGTGCTCAGCTTCTTTTCTATCTTTTTCTTCTCTATTTTCTTGTACTTTATCTTCTGTTTTCTTTTGAATTGAACTCATTGCCCAACTTACTAAAAATCCAATGACACCACCTACAATAGTTGTTATTATAAGTGGTAATAAATCTTTTAAATCCATTTAATCATATTGCTCCTTTTTAGGGAAGAACTCTTTTTAGAATTCTTCCCTTAATTTTTACCTAATTTGTTATAAATCCATATTAACTCATTCATGCAATCACCCTGCAACAGGGAACTCTCTGCACACTGCCCGGTTGTCATTCACGATGATTTCATAGATCTTGTTCGCATTGATGGTCGGGACCGTGCCATTCTGCCATTGCAGCGAATCAGGGAAATCACAGTCGGTTACTGTATTGCCTGACGTAAACACTACTGACCAAGCACCCGTCTCCGGAGGATCAGTGATCGTCAGGCTCACCAGCTCACCGCAGTTGTAGTTGTGCTTGTCATCAGGCAAGATCACCGCATCGGTTTCGGAGACGGTGACAGTGGTCTCGGCCACCTCAAGTGGAATCTCGTCAGCCATGCAGCCGTTGTCAAAGACTGCCATCCAATCTAGATTCACGACTGTGCCAGAAGTCGCCAGTCGCTGAAACAGCGCCATCTCATTAGTTAGTTTCACCAGCGGGCAGTACTGACCATTGAACACACCTTCCACATATTTCCAGTCGTTCTTCGCCGCCGTAATCTGTGCGAGCGTCTTATCGCAGGAAAAACCGACACCCTCAGTGTAGGTAAATGTTACTACAAAAGGTTCAGAAGCTACAGAGTCAGCACTAAATCTTTTAAGTTCTCCACCGTCTTCAACAATAAAATGTTTAGAAGTGGAAGATTCAAAACTATCTTCAGAAGGAATACTAGCTAAGTTTTTTAATTTTAAAGTTTCCATCTATATTAACCTCGTTTATTATTAAATCTCAGAGGAATTTATTTGTCCTCACACGCCCAAAAAATTTTTAAACTTCTCTATGCGTGCAATATATACTGCCATCAGAACATATTTCACAAGAAATAACATTATATCCAACACCTATATTCTCTGGCTCAGGTATCTCACAAAAGCTCCCGCCAAAAGAGCTTGAAGAAACATAATAGTTATTTATATAAAACAAAACTCCTCCAGAATTATAAGCTATTCTTATATCTCTACCAGCATCATAAGCTGCTTTAATTTCCGCATAAGTTTTATCACAAGCCGCATCATTATTATCACCAGTTCCACTAAAAGTAGCTACAAATGGTGCAGAAGAGAAAGCACTATAATCAAGTCTCTTTAATTCGCCGCCATCCTCGACAATAATATGTCTCGAAGATTCAGAACTAAAATCAGGTTCAGTTTCTATATTAGATAATTTTTTTAATTTTAAAGTCTCCATTTATAGTAACCTCATTTTTTAATAAATTATTATTTACTTTCTATAGTTTGCGTAACAAACCTGCAATTTACTCTACTACCTTGGGCTATTTCGCATGTTTGATATAAAATTTCATTATTAATATAATCATAATAAGAACTTGAAAATATTGCTGAAACACCTGAAAAGAAAATAAGTTGAAGAATACTTCCACTACTATGCCTTGCAAGTATATCTAAACCATTATCTATAGCTTCTTTTACTTCAGAAAAAGTTTTATTGCATGTTGCTGGTATAGATGAATCTTTATCACTATCTCCAAAGAAATTTATCTCAAATATCTCTCTTTTTAATCTCTTTATTTCTCCATTATCTTCAATTATATAATTAAAATCAGATGAAGTTTTTTCTAATTGGACTTTTGCTAGATTTTTATAATTGTATTCCATTATAAATCACCAATTATACGTTTACTTTAGTAGTTAAATCAATTAAACTATCAATAAGATTACTTAAAGTTTCATCATCTATTTCATAATTTATAGAATTTAATGAAGATTTAACCATGCTCATAACCCATTCTTTCTTATCAGAGCCATTAGTAAATTGTTTTTCAGCTTCAGCACATAATGATAAAATTAAAGATAATAATTTATTCCAATTCTTTTCTTTAGTTGCCATTACTACATATTTAATTAATGCATATAACATAGGAACTAAAGTTACTAAAGTTGTTAATATTTGTACAACTATTTGTAATGTTTCATTTGTCATTTCTATTTACCTCTTTTTTATTTTTAATTTTTATTATTCATATCTCATGAATTTTTGACATAGTGTTATTATTGTACTATTTGTTCCGGATATGCGGACAATGCTGCCTCTTCTGTGGCTTCACCTACGTCATATTGTAAAAATCCAGTAACCTCATCAGCGATACCAATGGTTCCATGATACAGTTGATCTTTTGGAATATACCTTATGGGGTAGTACATTATAACAAGCGACTGAAATACATATAAGCCATTATCAATACTAATGTAAATAATTTTTCCACTGTTTATTGCCTCTTGAATTTCACCCATTGTCTTGTCAAGTGTTCCGTCAGTGTCGGTGCAGATAAGAACCCCGCCTCCCGAGCCCCCACTGCCTGGTTGACCATCTATCAAAACTTCTGTTTTATCTCCTGATTTACTAATTTGTAAATCAGCCTGTTCTTCAACATTATTCTCAAAATTTATATTTAATTTATTGTCTTTTTCATATATAATCAAAATACATGCACCTCTTTATGTAATTAAATATTTATAAAATCCAAAATTCTGTTTCTTTTAATAAAGTTATAACATTATATGAATCTTCTTCAGTAGCTTGTTTCATTTTTATTGTATAATAATACTTTCCTGAAAGTAAATCTACAGTATCAGATGGTTTTATTTTTATTATTAAATCACCGTCTTCTGTTTTTTCGCTATTAAAATCAAAAACTTTTTTTAATATAGCATCTTCAAATGTTTGGTGTACTTCCATTAAAGCAAAATATATAACATCGTTTTCTTGAATTGAATATCTTTCCCAATTCATTTCAGTTCCGCAATTAATAAAAGGAATTAATTCCATAGAATCTCCTCTATGTATTTGAAGTATATTTAAATTAGATATATTCATTACAATCACCCTTAACAATGTTTTTTGTAGAAGTATTTACAAATAATTTAAAAGAACTGTCTACATATAAATTATCTTCATTGAATACTTCTACTAAACAATTATAAATTCCTTTTAATAATTTAGCTGATAACTCTTTATCAATAACAATACTAAATGCTGAGGATTCATCAGGAGAAAGTTCTATAGAAGCTGAATAAACTTCTTCATACCTAAAATTTGAAATAGTAACCTTAGCTGTGCTATTTGTAAAAACATGATCTGATCTTACATTTATGGGTTTTTTACCATTTTCTGGAACAACAAATTTATCTAATTTTTTCCAATTATAAATATTTTGATCAAGTGATTTACAAATCCAGCAATTTAAATCATATGTATTATATGCTTTTTGACCTTTATAACCTTTAACAGTAGAATCAGGTTTTTCATTGTGAAGATCATAAATTATAGCATTTTCTTCAACATATACAGTTTTATCAAGAAAATATTCTATTTCTACAGTATCTCCATATGCAAATGAATACCCAATAAAATTACCATTTATATCATATTCTTTTTTAGGAATATCTTGATTAAATATCTCTTGTTTTACTAATTCCTTTTTTTGATTATTAGGAACATATGTACTAGACAAATTTTCATAATTTGCAAACATATCTGACATTCTATATATGCTCCTTTATGTTAAAATTATTTATTTTCTTTTTTATCTCTTCTAAATTTGTAATTTGCTGAATCTTTAAAATCAGATCTTGCTTTCTCTCCCTTGCCTCTTAAAAAATCACTCATTGATTTTCCAATAGATTCCACATAATCTTTAACAGGCATTTCTTGCACATCATCAGGTACTTTTATAGTTGCAATATAATTAAAACCATTTATAGGTCTTTCCAATTTTCTTAATACAAAGCCTAAATTTAATTCTTCTGCACATTTTTTAGCCAATAAAGCTTCGTCTTCATTATATACAAATACTCCGATACCCTCATCTGAAAATGCTCTTCTATCGCCCTGTTTTCCAGTAGTTAAATTGTCATCATGGGCAGTTGGATAAAAATATCCTTTTTTTGTTTTCCCATCTTTTGTACTAATAACGGGTTCTACTTCAGCAAATTTCCACTTTAATCTAAAATTACTTTTATTTATTCCATAACCAAATAATCTGTCATTGAGAAGATCATATACTGTGTACTCATCTTCTTCATCTTCTGCTTCATTCAAATTATTTTTTTTTAAATTACAAGATTTTGATTCAGTAATTCTCATAAAATCATCTAAAAAGAGTTTTGTGTCTCCAAAAGAAAAATAAGGTCTACAATCTTCATCTTCACAGTCATATTCAATTGTGGCTGTTTGTTTTACGGGTTCTTTTTCACTGCCATCAAAAAAAGCATAAGTTACTTCTTCATCATTTAAATCATATATGCCAATTCCAGAAGTGTTTGTAAGCCCCATTGTTGCGATAGGTCTTTCAGAAAAATCTTCATCAATCATAAATGAATCTTTTTCGGTATCATCAATTATAAAAGTATTTTCATCTTTCTTTGTTACTCTATCTTTGTATTTTCTTAAAATTCTATCTCTTTCTTTTTCTGTTTTTGCAATATAAGGGTTAGCACCACTCTTATATTCAAAATGATACCAATCTTCTTTCAGAGATTCATCATAGTCATCTTCATCTTCTTCCTCGTCTTCATCTTCTTCATCTTCATCCCAAAGAAGATCATTTAATCTCATGAAAGTATGAATGTCATCTTCTGAGACCCAATACATAAGAGATTTTAATACAGTTTTAGCATCTAACATGTCATCTTCAACCATATCAAATAATCTATCTGTGTATTCTCTTACATTATAATCTTCACAGATATGTCTCTTTTTGCTGTTTTCTTTCTTTTCTTCCAGTGATTCATCACAGTCTTCATCTTCATCTTCACAGTCATCGTCTTCAGATTTTTCCATGAATAAACTTTCATCAAGAATTAACTTCTCTGTATAAGGTTTAATATTTATTTTCTTACCAGTATCTGGATCTTTAGGAGTTATATCTTTAGAATTTTTAGAAACTTCCTTAAAAACTTTTTCTGCATTTTTATCTAATTTTTCAGTTTCATCTATGACTTCTTCCATAACTGGATCAATATTAACCTCAGTCTTTAATCTTGCAAGTCTATCGATATTTGCATTATTATCTTTCATAACAGAAGCCCAATCAACAGCTTCGTTTATCTTTTTTCTCATACCCATTTCATCAATCTCCTTGGTATTCATCTAAAGCATCTTTTATATCTGAAGCGAATTGAATAATTAAATCAGCAGTCCGTCTAACTGAACTTAACTTGTTCCAGTCTTTTGTTTCCCAATTATATGTATCATTGCATAAAAATTCAATATCATCTAAATCTTTAGAAATTCTTTTAAAAATAGGATGACTCTCATTTAATTCTTCTTTTAACTTCTTATTTTCATTTAATTTATCTACTTTCATATTACTTCTCCTCAAACCAAATAAATATCAAAACCACTATTAGAACCAAAATCATCATCAGGAACATAGGCATGACTCATATCCATAGAACTTTCAACTTTATTATCCCACATTTGTTCTGAAGCTTCTTGTTCACCTTCAGATATATCAGCAACATTTCCTGATATAGTTTCTAATATCTTTTGAAGTTGTCCTACATGTTTATTCTCTTCACTCAGAATATCCTCAATAACTGGAATCATATCATTTTTATTATTTGCTCTTATAAGAGTTAAAATATCATTATATTCAGATATAGTTTCCCATTCTCCATTAATAGCATGAATTAACATATTTGCTAACCCTGTATCTTCACCAGTTTGTGGAGTTTCTTGTTCTAAATCTTCTCTTAAAGATTCTCCATAATAATCATCCTCGTCATCCCAGTCATCTTCATGACCTTCAATATATTGGTTTGTATTTTTAAGATCAATATAACCTTCATGTGTTCCAATAAAAGGAAGACCTATTCTATAAGTATTAGAACTAGGACTTATTTCATCTTGATTATTATCAGCCATTTTTCTTATAAGACGATCTATTTTACTTTGTATATCAATAAGATCATCATAAGAAACTTTATAACCATAAGCTTCTTGGAGATTTTCTTTTACCTGTTGCTTTGAAGTAAAGACAACACTTTTACCTTCATACTGCTTTTTAATAAGTTCTTCTGCTTTTTGTACATTTACAGCAGAAACATCTTGCTCAGATCTAACTCCATCAACTGTATAGACCATGTGAAATTTTAACATTCCAGTAGCATCTTCATCCATGGTTTTTCTTTTCTTTATTTTTAAAGCTTCATTTGTATAATCTTTTATTTGTTTAAATTTCATTCATATCAACCTCATATAATTTAGCCTTATTTATAAAATTAAAAGTTTAAATTATAATATTTTTAATTATATCATTCTTTTTCTTCAGGATTACTATAAGCTATAACCCAACTCATTTCTTCTCTTGAAGATCCTCTTCCATCTGACACCTCAACATTTTTATAATGCTGTTTTAAAATATCTCTGGCATCATTTTTTTCAGAAGACATCCAAACTCTCACTGTTCCATCTTTTTTAGTGAAATTCTTTGTAATAGATTTTAATTCTTTTTCTATTTCTTCTTTAGTCCAAGGTTCTTCATCCACAGCTTCATTTAGAGATTCTTCAACAGGACCATCAAAAGGACTTTCTCCATAAGTAGCTTCATATTCTTTAGCAATATCAACATAATTGCCACCAATATCTTTTAAGATATTTAAAGCTCTTTTTGTCATTTCTTTAGGATCTTGATTAGCTCTAATTTTGTCTGCAATTTTTTTCTCATTAATTTTAGTGCCATCAATTACATTGATATTTTCATCAAATAAATTTTCATCAAGTATCACTTTATTCACCACCCTAAATATCTCTATCTCTCATAGTATCTCTCATATACTCTGCTCTATCTGCCATATCACTTTGATATTTCATTTCAGCATCTTCATAAAAATGATCTAATACTTTATACTCATATTCATTATATAATCTATCAAAATTCTTGTCAATATATTTTAACAATTCTTCTTCATCTTGAGGAGCGTCTTCTTCATCTTCAGCATAATTAGCTAAAAATTCTAAAACATCTATATAAGGAACTTCAAAATAATAATCAGCTTTTTCTCCATCTATATCATCATAATAAATTTCGAATGTAGTTGAATCATCAAAATCTTCTTTTAATGATTCTCCATAATAATCGTCATTTTCCCAATCATCTTGTTTACTATTTAAGAAATCTTTTGCTTCAATTTCATTTTCTACAGGACCCCAATCAATGAAGCCAGTATCTTCATCGACAATAAAATAAACAATTGGCTTAGATTTAACAGCTTTTATATAAGCTTCTTTATCTATATCCCAACCGCCATTATCATTTTTGCCGATTATAAAATCTCTTATATCTACAGATTCCCTAGCTGACCAAACAGCCCAATTATCAAAGTCTAAATGAATAGGCCCAGCAATTCTTTCTTCCCAAACCCAATCAGTGCCATCTGCAAAGAAAACATTACCTTCTTCTACTTCTCCATCATCTAAATCTGTTTCAAAATCTATTTCATCATCAATAGCTTCTTTTAATCTATCTGGGTAATGCTTGTCAGCTTCTTTTTTATTCATAAAACCATGATAATAAGATTTACCATCTATACCTTTAGTAAATACAGCAACTTCATCTTCTGAATTCTCATCATTATCAGATTCTTCTAAACATTCACCTTTAAAACCTTGTGCATACATTGCCTTTCTCTGCTGATCAGCTGCTTTCTTAGTTTTAAACTCTCCATGAGTTCCTTCTTTGCCTTTATTTACCCATTTACCATTTTGCTTAACAGTATCTTCAGTTAAAGATTCATCAAAATTATAATATTGATATTCATCTTCAAATTTTTCTGCCAATCTACCAGCAATAGGTTTTGCATATTTGAATAAGTCAGATGGTTTTCTAATCTTTCTCATATCAATTCTAAATGTTGATTCTTCTTCAACACCATGAATATCTTGAACACATAAATAAAGTTCAGTAGTTGATTCCATTCCAACGTCTACTGTTTCATAATCATACCCAAATTTATTCTTTAAAAGATCACAAACTTCATCAGCAAGTTCAACTATTTCTTCTTTAGTAAAAAACATATCATCTTCAATATCATATGCTCCACCATAAGAAGCCTCTGTTAAACATTCTTTATATACGCTAGACTTACCATCTTCATATTTAACTCTTGCAACTATTTTACCACCAGAATATTCATCTGGATAATTATTATAATTATTTTCACTTACAGTTAAATAACCAAATGGAAAACCATAGAATATTATAATGTAATCTTCTTTATATCTGTCACACCACTTTTTAGCATTTTTTAATGCCTCACCATATCCAGAGCCAGTTGTAACCATATCTTCAACAGAATCACCATCAGGTGCAAAATAGGACTCTTCCATATCATAGCTATCATCTACCATAGCATGCTCAGTTGATTCATCATCTTCTTCTACATACATATCCCATTCAAAGCCATTTTCATCAATCCATCTACCATCATAGTAATCAACAATTCCTTCTGCTTCATCTTTATATAAAGCAGATTCAAAATTAAATTTAGTAGCTCCAGAACTTAAAACAACTTTATATAACTGCTCTTCTGATTCATTTAAAGATTCATTTATTTTGCTAAGATCGTCTAATACTCCGTATGCATCATCTGATTCAAAATCATATCTATCAGGGTTAAGTCTTACATACTTGCCAGTCTCCCTATCAGATACCTCAATATATCCACCACCATGAATCTTTTCCCAAACCCATTCTTCTAATTCAGAATAACTATCAGTATATAAATTATCTTCAAGACCACTATAATTTTTTCCATAATAAGAATTTGCTTCATATCTTGAATCATAATCTTCATTTAAAATATTATATAATTGTTTTGCACTTACATTATTTGATATAGCTTCTGCAAGAACTTTTTTCTTATTATTAGAAATATTACTGCAATCATAAGTATTTCTTAAATCATACTTATTATCAGTCAACAGGTCTAAACGACCTAAACTTTCTCTTAAGTTAATCTTTGCCATTTATTTACCACCCTTAAAGACTTTAATCTTTGTAAAAACTTTTCTTTGCATTATCTTTAAAGCCCTTTACAATTTCTTCTTTAGATTTATCAGAAGCTTTTTTAATCCACTCATCTGCTTCTCTCTTGGTCATACCATAAGCATCTTTCAGGGCATCATATAAATCTTTCTTTGAAATAGATTCATTGATTTGATCTCTATCTAACCCCATTTTATATATTTTACTTCCTTGGTGGTTAGCAGACAGTTCTCTTGCTTCCTCCCAAGACAAACAAGGTGAGCCTGCAAATTTCCCACTATTTTTTACAACACACCAAAGCTCTCTATCCCAATCAAAGTCTCTATACTTTGGATCTGAATCATCAAAATCTTCTTCCATTGATTTAGAATTTCTTCTTATATCAGAAACATTCTTTGCTTTTGCAACTCTCATTGGAGGTATTGATTCTCCACGTTTCTTTGCATTTAACTCTTTTTGAGCTTTCTTTGACATTTTATCTTGAGGAACAAATTTATCTTCCTTTAATTTTTTCTTATCTTCAACTGATTCTACTAACATTCCAAAGTAAGAACCAGGATTATCATCTATATATTCAAATTTTTTCATTTTTATTTACCTCATTAAAATATATTATTTTATATATTCACTGTTTTTATACTAAAAGTTTTACTTCCAGTATTTATATCACACCACTCTACTATCTGTAGCTGGCTTGCCAAATACAGCTTTTATTGGATATGATTAGGAAATGGGTCCGGGATCACTAGGACCAATGGTTCCGGGATTAGGGGGAAGTTCTATTGCTAAAAGACTATAAGGGTACCCGTCCTTCGTGTCAGCACTGAAATGGATAGGCTCGCCGAACGAACTTACTAGACCATATGACCCTCCATCAATCAACACGCTACCTATAATCTCTTGGCGTGGAATCATTTCATTGCTATCATCAGCCGCTGGAATATAGTCAACAATGCAACAGTGCATTCCAGCCTCAATGGCATCACAGATCTCCTGCCAAGTCTTATCGAGCTCGTACTTCGTACCGTTGTCTGTTGTGATCTCATTTACATGTATCACAAACGATCCGCCGCCAGAAGATTGACCATTAACAGAAATTTGTGTTTTATCTCCTGATTTACCAATTTGTAAATCAGGTTGTTCACTTACTTCATTATCAAAGTTTATATTAAGTTTATTGTCTTTTTCGTAGATTAACATTTTTTTATTTCTCCTTAAATTATATCTATTTTTGTATCATCCATAAGATTGATACACTGACCTGAATTATTTAAGCTTAATGTATAATAAGTATCTATTCCATTTGAATAATAACCAATAATAGTAGCTAATACTGAATCAGTTATATTCTGATCATCAGATTTATTATAAATACATTGCTTGCCAACATTAGAACTACTTAATGCCATTATTTTATCTCCTTATTCCTTATAATTCGCTAAGTTCATCTAACAATCTTTCATTAAAAGCAGACTTATCAAAGCCACTCCAACCATATCTTGGCTCTGAGAAAGACCAATCTTCCTCCATGTAACCTGAAAGTGACATGCTAAAATCAGCTAGATCATCTATCACACTTGTAATAATACTAATTATATCTACAATATTTTCTTTCATGTAATCAAGATTTACAGTAACACCAACAGTGTCACCACCATAAAATGTCCAATCTGATATCAATGGTCTTGAAGATGAATATAAACTATTCTCAAAGTCATGAAAGCACTCATCCTCCGCACCAATTGAAATACCCTCTGAAACTGCTCTAAGCAAAGCCTCATACACCTCTGGATATTCATCTTCAACTATATCCATAAACTCACTACTGTCAGGTGAAGTTCCAACCATTTCTGTTAATGTGTCACTGTTCTTATCATCCACATAATCGAGAGCATTTTCAACATCATATGCTGTTGAATAATTTCCATAATCAGCAAAATAATCTATCAAATCACCACTAAAACAAGCCTTTAAAAATGATTCCCCAATATCTCTATCATCCTGGGACAACTGTCTAGCAATTGTATCTACATCTACAGTTGCTTTGCCATCTTCCCCAATGCCCCAAGACTTAACATATGAATTAAACATTATATCTGAATAAAAAGGTTTTAGACTTGGATTTTCTTTAAAGAAATCTGATAAATCAATTTCTTCGTCATCAATATTCATATACTGTCCAGATTCAAAATGAAATTGATATTTTTCATCTGGATCTTGTTTATTAATATTAATATAATAATTTCCACCATAACTCTTCTTATAGTAATTATAATAATAATCTGATTCTGTACTTGCTGTACACCAAGAAGATCCCTGTCCTAATTTACAGGAAGCTGCATATGTAAGTGGAACCCATACTTCCCAATTACTATCTTCATATACTTTCTTTGCTTCATTTTCAAGGTCAGCATTTTTTCTTGCTTTTTGTCTATCTCGTACTTCTTGTCTGTGAGACTGTTCTTTATATGAATCTTCATTATTCAGCATGTCTTCAACTTCATCCATAGTCTTATAGCGCATAATATCTTTGTTCTTTAGATATTTTGATTCATCATTAAACCGTGTCAATAAGTCTTTTACATGCCCAATATTATTTAACTTTCCTTTGTTTGCTAATGTAAGAATCCATCTTCCATAAGTTCCTGCGTTCTTTGAACCAGGTGTATATGTTGGGTCTAATTCTATTAAACTTTGGAACTGTTCGTCAGGGATATTTGGAAAGTATTTCTTCATGGATTCTATGTCTTCATTCAGCAATTCTTCTATTAATCTAAATTTCATTGCTAGTACCATCCAATAATTGAATTTTTAGAGTGTCATTATCTTACATTAAATAACACTGACATCTTTATCTTGGAGTTCTATAGTGATTTCAAAATCTTCTACAGCATAGATTGGATAGAGAGCTATAGTTGCTTTAAGCTTTGCTTTTTCATCTGTAGGCTGTTTTATAATCTTATAATTGGAAAGACCTTGACCTGACATTAACTTATCAAGCAGAGGAGTTACCATAGAACAGAAGTTTACCCAAAGCACATCACTATTTTGCTCAAACATACATTGTTTTGCAGCATTATATGCTGTTTTCTTAACATCACTGACCATGTTTCTAATGTTTAAGAAAGATGTGGCAGTTAAACCATCGTCCCCACCTCTTGCATTATCTTCATTATTCTTCATGGTACGATTACCCCAGATTGTATATCCATAAGGTCTAATATTTGTAATAGCATTAATTGAGGTCTTTCCATTTCTTGGCTGCATTTTATTTGCAGTATTATTAGATAATCTTTCTAATGTATAAGGACCTGCAAAGTAAGGCACTTGGCCTCTCGCTATACCTGCTATGGCTAACCAATTATTGTTTGTTCTAACTGATTTAGCTAATGTAATTAAATAACCAAAAGAAGGTGGCATTAAAATTTCATCTAATACTCTGATTGTTTTTCCAGTATCTGGATCAGTATATGGTGCTTGAGAATAATAAGTTGCCCATGGAGCAAACATTGCACCATACTCTAAATTAGTAGCATTATCAGCAAAAGCTTGAGCAGCACCCCATAATGAGCCATCATCTAAATAACTAAAACCTTCTGTATCACTAACAAATAGATTACCATGACTATCTGTTAATATTGAACCTTCTTCATCAGTATAATAATAAGGAATAGCACCAGTAGCATAAGAATCAGGGTCTATTAAAGCAACACAGTCACCTCTTGCAGAAGCTAAGTTCAACATTCTTTGGGCAAAACTACTAGAAAAATCATATCTAGCAGAAGGATCTTCTACAGTTTCATCATATTCATAAATAAATGAAGGACAAATACCAGAAGTTACATATTTAATGGAGTATTCACCCTTATCCATAATTCCTTCTTTACTAGTATAATCATAAACGCTTCCACTCTTTAAAACTTCTGTCAAAGCTTCTACAGAATATTTAGAATAATTCGGTTTTCCAGAAATAGCTTGAGTTTCTACAACTTGATATACTATAGGAAGTCCGGCCATTAAAAGCTCTTTAGCATAAATATAACATTTATCATAAGATGGCATAACTTCTAATGTATCACCTTCTTTAAATTCATGAGAAGATGGATCTATAGAAATACCTAAACTACTAAGGTTAACTATAGTACTTCCTTTTTCATATCTCCAACCAAGAGATTCACCAATTAATTTATAAACTAATTTAACTCCAACTTTAAATTGTGCTGTATAAGTTTCTAAATTTAAATTTATATCTATATCACCAACATTTGACTTAACAAAAGTTTCATACATAAGTCTTGGACAAGTACCAAATGCTTTTTCAAAATCTTCTATAGTTTCCACATAAGTTAAATCTGTAGTAGCATCATCTTTTACACTAAATCCAGGAACAAATACTACATCTTCTGGTGATAATTGAAATGCAGCTTTTGTTAAATCCTTTTCTAAAATAGTAATATTTGCCATATTATTTCTCCTTAATTCCTAAAATTTTTATTTTATCTTTAAATTGTTTTCTACATTCAGCTGCTGCTTCTTTAGAAGTTTTAGCTTTTATCTCACACTGTGGTTTATCTTTAATGGTCAGAATAAACGTTCTATAAGATGGGAAATAGCTTCTTGTTTGTTCTTTATCATCACTATACATCTCATCAGAACTATCAGAAGCAACTTCTACTTTATTTGAAATAAAACCATAATCTGTATATTCTTCAACTAATTTAAATTTCATTTTAATACCGCTCTTTTTAACTTTAATTACAAATAATTTAGCCTATTTTTAATAGCTTTTTAACACTATAATTAAATTTTTAATTTATAAAAAAATAAGAAGATAATTTTAAAATTATCTTCTTAAAATAACTTATCACTGATCATCCTTCAAATTGTCATTCCAATCAAATTCATGTGGTGTCAAATGCTGAACAATCAATCGATATGCCTCTCGTTGTGTCTGCAAGTCTTGTTCGGTAATATCTGACAGATGACCACACTCGCTTTCAAAAACTTTATTTTGATGTCGTAGATTTATATAGTTCTGAATAACTCTAATAATCTCACAAACTGCAAGAAATGTGCCAATGATAGCAATATAGATATTCATTCGTTTTTGTTTCCTTCCAAAATCTTTTGTGTTTGGTCACCATCTATTGAATAATAGTTTTCTGTTCCTGGCAAGCCAATTACAGTTCTGTTAATTGATGGATCATAGCTAAAATCTGTTATATAATTTCTATTTATATAGACAATTCTCCCTGAAGATATGGTAAATTTCAAAAATTCAGCCATTAGTTTTCTCCTTCCATATCAGCTATGCAATCATGGTAATAGTTGTAAAACTTGTTTTTTGCCAATTTACAAGTGCAGTCAATTCCTTGCTTTGCTATCTCTGTCAGGTATAAACAAATAAGATGTTCTGTTTCAGGATGAAAATGCCGACCTTTACGCACTTTGTTAAAATAACGAAGTGGTTCTTCTTGTGTCCACGCCTCTTTGCTGTATACCATTCCAGCTGCAACAAAGTCACACATCATTTCGATAACATACTTATACGGAATCCGTGATGGAATTGGCTCTCCATTTTCCCCAAAATCAACCCAGTATTCCCAATGATGTGGATTATGGCCTTTATGATGAAGCCATGCCGCAGAGTATCCAACTGCATCTTTTTCTGCCTCTATTGGACTTCTGTTTCCTTGAAAGTATCGAGCAGAGGACATAAACTCTGTTACACTAAATTTTGATAAATCATGCATCAAGCCTTGCAATGGGTAACCGCACTTGCACATTAGGCAGAATACAATCCATCTGTGCTTTGATATTGTTTTCAAATGTCTCCAAGCAAATGAAATATTAACCATTAATATTCTCCTCTCTGTTCTCTCCTATAATCGCAATCAAAGTCACCATCACACGGAACAGAAATATGCCCTTCTTGACAGTATGCAATGCACTCAGCGCATTCAGGTGGAGCATTACCAACTGCGAAAAGGATTGAAGCAAGTTCATGAAATTTTATGTCTATTTTAGTCATCCTTCCAGCCTCCATCTATCTTTTTGCGCCCGCGAGAACAAAAGTCGTATGCCTTGCGAAACCGTACACCACTTTCTCCGGTTTGACATCTTGCAAGTCCCTCACAGGATGGAGGGGCGTCCCAAAACATACATTCTCCGCATCTGACCACCTCCACCACATCGGTGGCAGGTAGATTTCTTACAAAATCCAAATGAGTCTGTAATTCTTTTTCAGTGATAAAATGGTGTCCATATTCATTAGGGAGTGTTTCGTAGCAAATCGTGAACAATTCACCAATATCATTTATTACCACATCTTTTTCGATATATTCATGCATCGTCAACCACCCTTCCTACCTCCTTCTTTGAATGCTCTAACAATCTGAATAGTAATTATCACTATCAAGCAAAATGAAATAGTTGACAATTCTGCATGAATTGATTGTAGAACTTTTACAACCTCATCCATTGTCTGAATTTCCTTCCGCTTCTATCTTTGAAAGCCTGTTGTTGATCTCATCTACAACATCAAACCAGCTTGTTCTGCACCACTTGCCGTCACATTTCCTAATATATTCAACAGAACCTCTTTCTAACATTTTACCAATTGCATATCGACACGCCATCAATATGTCTTTTTCAGTTATGTCACTCATTGTCTGAGCCTCCTTTTGCTTTTTCCATCTCAAACTCGCGACCCCACTGATCATCGATTTCCTTTGTAGAATATGCAATAGCAAGGACAACAACTATAAATATAGTTACTAAGGCAGTCAAAATAACAGCTACTAACAACCACCAAGCACTTATCATTTTTTACCTCCCATTAGCTGGAACGATGGTGGGAGCCGACAACAGCACCCGCCGAACCGAACCTTTATATGGCACATCTCCGATATTCTCCATGAGTGCATCCAGATCGCCCAGCCTACCATGTCCTTCGGGAAGAGGGACGAACTTATAGCTCTTTTGTGATTCACAAATCGGTGTATAAATGGTCAATATTGCAGTATTTGCATCTAACACACCAAGTTCACAAGTGTATACTCCAGGCATCGGAATATCCATACCGCGAATTAAAATATCAGTCATATTCATCTACCTCACGCATATCTGCGCCGCAGCTTGGACAGAAATTCCATCTTTCATCATTTGGAGACCGCTCTTCACATGCAGAACATACAAGATAACCATAGTCATCATCCGGCTCTACCCACTCTCCATGAATTATAGGCCACTTATGCTTAGCTGAGAGAGAAACAACATCATAAATGTCAGGTTCTGTTTCATCATAATTATATACCATACAAAGTGGATTATCATCAGCATCAATTCCAAAATATGCTTTCGTTGTATATGTTGGCATCTCCATACCTCTAATTAGAATATCAGCCATCAGTTTTCTCCTCTTAAAATTTATCCCGTGTGCTTACTACTACCACATAGATGATTGCAGCAAGAATAATAATCACTAAAGTGATCCAAGCAGGAGAAAGTACCCACCACCATGACCATGAAATAACTTTCATAAGTTTCAATACAATAAAAACAATTGTTAACAAACCAGTAAATCCAATTCCTCCACTACTGGTTCCTCTGCTGTTCCCCATTTATTATTTTCCTCCTTTCATGTTGGCCCCGCAATTGGGGCAGAAGTTGTATTGATAAACAGATGCTTCATTGCATTTTGAGCAATACCGATAAAATGGCCTTACACCAAAGGCTTCATGATCAGCATATGCTTTATTCCATTCGCCATGCACCACAGGATGCACATCAGCAGATGGAATCTCCAGAATGTTCTTTCTAAATTCTATGTTGCAGTCATTCCATCCTTTTGCATATTCTCCATTTTCATTTAGAAACTCACACTTTGCTTGTTCGGCATCCTCACGGCTTATGAAATCATGCATTTTCAGTCCTCCCAAAACAGATATTTGCAAGCTGCACAAAAAATGATGATATTTGCCGCCGCACGAATCATATCAACGACAAGCTCTACTGATTCAGCCATTAATTATCACTCCTCAATCTTCATTTTTTTTCTCTACCAACTCTTTTTGATGCTGAATAGCATCTTCAAGGTGTTGATGATCATAAACTTTTCCATCAGTACAAGTCCATTCTGCATAAGAAAGAGTAAGCATAGATTTAATTTTATTTTTTTCAGTTTTAGACATACCAGTTTTATAGATTTCTGCATGAGGATAAGGAATAAGGTTAGACATTTTTACTCGCATCCAACCTTGGCCGTTTTGCTGTCCAGCCAAAACGGGAATAAAACAAACCGCAAAAACTGAACTTCCTTCTGTGTAAATTTTAAAGACATCAACGTCACATCTATAACCTTTATGCCACATAGTAATAATTTCTTCAGACATTCTTATTGTCTCCTTCCAGTATTTGTATAGCATCAATCAACATGCTCTCAATGTCGATGTGTCCCACAATTGGAAAATGTTCTGTGTCGTTCTTGAGGTCTCTTGCATAGTACATTGCACCATTCAGTCTAATACGCCATTTGCCATCAATTTCTCTTGTATCACAAATATCAATCCCTGTTGCATATTGTCCGTTTGCCCCGGTCTTGATAAACCATGTAGGATAACCAGCCCACAAGTTTTTGTATATTTTAGCCATCCGCGCTGCCTCCAATCTCCTCCACTTTTGTGCCGAAGCAGTGGAAACTCTTGCCCCCGAATGTGTACCACCTCTCGACAAGCACATGGACATCTGTGTTATCATCCAACCCGAATGACACCCCGATCCATCCTGGATCACGCCGCAGTTTGAATCGAATCAACAGCTTGATAATCTTATTCAGCATTACTCGCGCCCCTTTTCCTTTGGTGGTTCCGGGAGTGGCATCCAATGGGAAACTTCTCTGGGCAAGTAATCTGTCTTTTCATCTACTGTAGTCCAGCAATCTTGTGCATGAGAATACCACGCTACCGTCTGTCGTTTTTCGATTGTTAGCCAAATCAAAACATCATCAGATGGCCTAATATGCTTACTCCATCCGCTAAATACTGTTTTATTATTCATTTCAGGAGGCAACTTATCCTTGACAGAAACCCAATCATCCATTAGCATTCTCTCCTTTTGTTGATATTATCTGTCCCTTATAGATAAAATCTGTTCTGCCTGACTTCTCACGCCCATAGTTAAATATTGTCTCTCTTGCTTCAAGCAGTTCTTTAAGCAATGAACAGTCATTCTGGTTGATGCACTTTTCACAGTTTGGAGTCATCAATGTTCCCCTCCTGCTGGTACAATAATAGGAGCATTTTCAAGATTTTTCTCAAACATCTTATATCTGATCCAACATCCACTTTCCCACTTCTGCATAGGAGAATCTGTTTCAAACGCTTCATGATACATAGCTTTTCGCAGTGCATCCAAATCTCCAAGCCTGCCATGCCCTTCCGGGAATGGGATGGCAGTTGCTATAACTTGTGTTCCATACTCTGTTGTAACTCTACCGTCAGGAAAAATCACCACACATCTGCCATACTCTTTCGGCATTTCAACGCCTCTGATCAGAATATCAGCCATTTTCGTCTCCTCCTTCCCACAGCATCGGCGTTCCGTCTGGATTTACCAGCAGACAGAAATTTCCGGAGTTATAACCGCCACGACTTATTGCATACATAACCTTCGTATCCCGGTGATAAACAACGGCAAAAGAGTATGTGTCCTCAACAAGGACAAACATGCTTCTCTCTTGAAGCCCCTCGGAATTAACCGTTGCTTTGCCTTCGCACCCACAGAGGGTCAGCATGATCAGAGTAATCAGTATCGCAATAACCTTTTTCATTCTTTCCAGCCTCCTTCCTTGGCGGAAACCCACTCAGCCATTGTCAGCCCTCCTTCCGTAAGAGCAAAACCCATCAGGTCCGAATTCACATCGAAGCAAAGCACAGTATTCTGCTGGGTTAAGTCCGGCTGCTTTTGCAGAATCTGGGTCTCTTTGGTAGGCATAACAATCTTTACAATGTACGACCTCAGATCGGAA